GGAACTTATAGATCTTTGTTAAAAAGACCTGTTACTAACCTAACCCGAGACCAATTCCGGCAAGCTGCAAGAAAACGTGGCAGCGGATGGGAGATGTACACCTACAACGCCCACAAGACCCTGTTCTGGCTATTCGCCGTCGAGTACGCCACGCTGGACAGCCAGAAACCTTTCAACGCCCAGAAGGACGCTAACGGTTTCGCCCAAGGCGGCTTAGGTCCGGGACCTACTCAAATGACGGGTTGGACTAACTTTAATAACTATAATCCTCTTATCCCATGCGGCTATACCAACGAGTTCGGGAACGGCTCGGGAGAGAAGGCATATGTCGTGAAGAACGCTTCCGGCGGTACTCATGCCACATTGATGGCTAACAGGTATCGTGGTATAGAGAATCCGTTCGGTCATATCTGGAAATACACTGACGGGGCCAATATGCAGGTCACCACGGGCGATGCGGGATTATCCATATTATGGACTACCGATGACCCGTCGAATTTCAGCGACACCTCTTACACCGGTTATGACAAGAAAGGCAATATCTGCCGTACAAACGGTTATGCCAAGAAGATGTTGCTTGGGGAAGATGGCGATATAGTGGCCACGGAGGTCGGCGGTAGCTCCTCTACCTACTGGTGTGACTACTATTATACCAACACATCGGCTAACCGCATGCAGGTGGTGCTGGTTGGCAGTGCTGCGGACTACGGGTCGTCTGCGGGCCTCGGTTCGCGCCTTTGCTTTTTCCCAAAATATAAATCAACTGAAATAACTACAACTACAGAATAATATGAATAGAACATATAGTGATAAAATACCCAGTACAATAGAAAGAGATAGTAATGGTTACTATTTATATAGATGGGATATACAAACGGAACAAAGAGATGAATATATTGGTTATTCTTATTATGAAGTGATTGTATGGCCTACATTAACTGCTAATAAGATATTAGAAACATGTATTAATGAATTATGGGGTACAGATGTTGAAGCAAAGAAATTGAATGACTACAATGCTGCCTTATTGGGAATATTAGATGAAAGTTATATAGACATATATAAAGATTTCCTACAAAAGAGAAAGCAATTAAAAGAGCAAGTAGATTCAGATTTTGTTGCTTATGAACAAATGCAAGAGGAATTAAATAGTGGACAAATAACCGCTATTACTTAGGATAGTGTCAATTTATATAAAAGAACTTTTGATGACTAAAGACGTTATAGCATCAATTCTCATATCAAAAAATACCAAACGCTAACTGAAGTAAAATTTGGTTAGCGTTTTTGTTTTCCTTTCATATCAATTTATTATGTTAAATAAAATTCATCAATATTTTTTATTGTCCCAAGGAGTATCTAGTATGAACTACTTTAAAGAACTATTTAATGATGGCCCAGCCAAATTTATCTCCTGCTTATTAACAGGAGCATTTAGTTGGGTGGCAGGTAGTTTTACACCCTTATGGACAGTTCTATTTATCCTACTGCTAATAATATTAATAGATGCTTATTTAGGAAGTAAGATAGCATTTAAAAATCAAAAAAAGTTTGAATCAAGAAGACTATGGAAAACCCTACGCAAATTTGGTTGGTGTGGTGCTATTATATGGTTTGCAAATCAAATAGATGCTAATATACTAGTATCTATAGATGCTCACTTAGTAGAATTCTTTGCAGGACTTATTGCTGGAGTAGAACTATGGTCTGTTATAGAAAACTTAGCTACATTATATCCAGATGGACCTTGGAAACTTCTAAATAAGTTCATACGTAAAAAAGGTGAAAAGTATCTTGATATTACTATAGATAGAGAAGATTTACCTAAGATAAGAAAATTGGTTAAAAAGATTAAATAGTGAATTTTATACATTACATAAAATTAGGTGCTGTACTATTGATAGCAGTTTTAGGTTTTGATAATTACAGATTAAATAAGAAAGTAGATAATCTAGATAATGCGTTAGCTAGAGCTTCTGTGAATTTACATTACTATGAGAGTGCTCTCTCAGGAATGGAAAAACAAAACAAAGTATTACAATTAACTGTAGATGACTTCAAGCATTCTGAAGATAGTTTAGTACAAGAACTAAGAAAACAATCTAAAGAACTTAAAATAAAAGATAAGAAATTAAAGGAAGTCGCATCAGTAGAAACTATTATTTCGGATACAATAACTCAAGAGATTCCAGTAGATAGGAATTTTACAGTAGAGTTAAAGCCAAATCAATTGACAACTATCAAAATAGAAAGAATAGACAGCATGATCACACATGTGCTGGATATAAAGAATCGTCAAGATCTATTTATATATGAAGAGAAAGTATGGCGTAAAAAAGGTTTCTTTAGACGCTTATTTACTTTAAATTTTAAGAAGGATATAATTCCTCATTATCAAATAGTTAATTCAAACCCTTTAATACAAGTAACAGATACAAGGGTTATCAAAATATCAAAATAATTGCAAAATATTTCAATTTAGTATTAATCAATAAATAAATTGAAACTATGCATTTGAACAAAATATTAGAACAAATCAAACGCCTAGTAAATGCTTCAAGTGAGCCAATTACTGGTTCACAAGTTAGTGCTGGGAACAGATACATCGCATATTTTAATAAATGTGACAATGTAATACAGTTGATGAATTATACTCCTGCACCAGCTGCCTAAATATTAATCAAGATATATGGGCAGCTATGAGAGTTGCCCATATTCTTTAAACTTATAAAGATATGACATTCTCTCAGTTAACGTCGGGTACTAGAATACACGTACTCGAAATAACAGGTACTTTTAAAAAGAACACAACGTACAGTTTAGGAACGGTAGTCAGTGTATCAAAACCCTATGACGAACCAATGCCACCGACACAATTTCCGATGCCTATGCAAAATAGGCGTAAGCTCGTGGATCTAGTGATTTCGTGTGATGGTGAACAAAGAAAACTGTCAGTATCTGAAGATAAAACAATGATGACCGATTCAAACATTGGTCTTACTATAGCCACAGAAAAATCACAAATTATTAATATGGTTAGACAATCTCTAGAGGATTGTAGAATCAAGAAAGAGAGCTTAAGTAAGATTGATGAAGAGATGAGGAGATGTGAAGACATCTTAAAAATACTTAATGTAAATTCGGACATAACAACCAATGTGACAAAAGATTTCAAAGAACTTGATGAATTGAGAGCTGAAGTGAAAGAGCTTAAACAACTTTTACAAAATATTTCTACTGTTCGTCCGGAAGAAAACAATATCGATCCTCCTACTGAGGAAAAAGAAAATGAAATCTAAAACACAAAGGTTGGCTATTTAGTCAACCTTTTTTATTTTAAAACAATATGAGTACACTTTATAATAATAAATACGACATTCTAGCTAGTACAATTCAACCTAATCCTGCATCTGTTAAATATTGGGCAGATCTATCATCTAATCCAAATGGTGGGGATTTAAAGTATTTTAATGGTACTAAATGGGTTTTAGTTAATAATAAAGCTACTGAAGACATTTCTCAGATAAAGCAACAGATAGCGGATTTAGAACAAAACAAAGAAGATAAAGTTGAAGGTAAAGGACTATCTACTGAAGATTATACTACACAAGAAAAAAATAAACTTGCTAGTCTTCAGAACTACAATGATAGTGAAGTAAGAGAATTGATTTCAGCGTTGAACCTTAGATTAACCACTCTAAGTGAGGATCTTGAAAGTTTGGAAGCTAGAGTTACTGCATTAGAAACACCTGCTGCATAATGGAATTAAAATTAAATAGAATCTTTCTTGGTAGCTCTGCAACTATTGGAGAGCTACTAGTCAATGATAAACATTTGTGTGATACCCTCGAAGATAGAGTAAGACCAGAAGGAGAAAAAGTTTATGGTAAAACTGCAATACCTGAAGGTACGTATGAGGTTAAATTAACACACTCTCCAAGATTTAAGAAAATATTACCAGAAATCCTTAATGTACCTAACTTTAGTGGTATTAGAATTCATACTGGTAATAGTTCTAAAGATACAGAGGGATGTATTCTTGTAGGTACTTGGGATGGCGAAAAAGAAGACTGGGTAAGTGATTCTAAAATAGCTTTTAACAAACTAATGTCCTTACTTGAGGAAGCTACAAATAATAAAGAAAAAATAACAATAACTGTAAAAAGTTTATTAGATTAATTATGATATTTAATTCACTAAATACAATAATAGATGATATATTTCTCACTTACAGAGATAGTAATCTATCTGAGAGTGAGAATTTATCACGTATACAGGTAGAACAGTGGATTCATCAATATAGGGCCTATTTAATTAAGCAAGATTTAGATAAAGGTCGAGATATTAATCCTAGCTATATACAGACATTAGGCCCATTGCATATATCCAAAGTAAGTACATGTGGAGTACCTAATGGTTTTCATTATATATCAGATAAAGAATTACCTAAATTTATAGATTTGCATTTTGGCACTGGTCTAGTAGCAGTTAAAGATATGCATGGTAATCTGATTCAGGTTGGTAATGAAACAAAAGCTAAATATCAGACAAGTAGAAAATACACATGTAATGATTATATTGCTTTCTTAAAGAATAACCATTTATATTTAAATGGGCCTGGTTTTCTAGAGTATGTAGAAATAGAAGGCATATTGGAAGACCCTACAAAAGCAGCAGATTGTTATGACTATGATGGTCCATATCCTATCCCTGCTAACATGATTCCTACTTTGAAGAACTTAATATTTAGCAAAGAACTAAATATAATGTTAACTGTACCTACTGATAATACAAATAATAGTACTAACGATGTAAAACAATAATGAATGGAAACTAAGTCATATACCGGAAAAGATTTTTATACTAGCTACTGTGATTACATAGAAGATAACCCATTATATCAAGTAGACTATAAAACGTTTAGAGGAGTAATTAATGATTACTTCAAATACTTGAGAGATGAACTAATAGAAAATGGTAAAGAAATAAAGTTACCATGCAGATTAGGTACATTAAGTGTAATTAAACATAAGCCTAAAGAGTATTCTGGAAAGAGTCTTAGAATAGATTATGCTGAATCAAAGAAGCTAGGTAAGATGGTATATCACTTAAATGAACATTCAAACTTCTATAAATATAGATTTTATTGGAATAAGCATAATATGCTTACATCAAATAAGACTATGTATCAATTAGTAATGACTAGAGATAATAAGAGGCGGCTAGCCCAAATTATTAAAAATAAGGAAAGAGATTACTTAGAACTGTAAATTTTATGATAACAAAATTAACATCAATCAAAACTGCGATAGCCAAAGTAATAGCAGATCTAGGGTTAGAGGAAGATGAAATTAAAATCTCAGATTTTAGAGAGTGGGCAGCTGAGGCTATTGAAAAAATTGGTGCAGTACAACAGTTTGAACACATTGTTTCAGGTGTAGAAGGTGCCCCAATTATCAAAATACACTGTCATCAAGCACAGTTACCTTGTAACCTACATAAATTACATCAAGTTGCATATTCTTTCAATTGTGATGGGCCTTGGTTTCCTATGAGGAAAGCTACAGGTTCATTTGCTGCTTGGGGATGTGATGAATGCTGTGATTGTGAGAAACCCGAAATATGGGTTAAGGATGAAGTATTAGTAAATCTAGTTGTAGATCTATACGGTAATATAGATAAAACCGAAGCTCTAGAAATGCTAAATACTAATAAAAACATGAAGACTATACTTAGGAATCTGATTAATAAACATACTATTAATTTAGATTATATGAGAGGTAATACAAGCACTAATCCTAATTGGGATTTACAGTATAGTATTAAACCCGGTTATATAATGACAAATGCACCATGTGGGTATCTGAAATTATCATACAGTGCTATACCTACTGATGAAGATGGGTATCCATTAATCCCAGATAGTGCTTCATATATGGAAGCAATTTACTGGTACATTGCACAAAAAATAGGATTTCAAAAGTATATAAGAGGCGAAATGAATCAACGTATATATTATGATATGCGTAATTCTTGGAACTTCTACTGTAAGCAAGCATATGCAGAAGCTATGCTACCTAATGAAGATGAATTAGAGTCTATTAAAAATACATGGAACAAGATACATACAGAATTTCTTGATCATAACACATTTTATAGTCATACTGGTTCTAGACAACATATATATAATGCTAATTAATTATGAATGCAAGAAGACAAACAAATACATTTTCTGGTGGCATGAATATGGACGTAGATTATTCTGTCTTAAAAGAAAATCAGTATATTTATGCTGAGAACATTCGTATATTAACGAATGAAGGGTCTTCTTTTGCAGCAATGCAAAATATAGAAGGGTTCCTAGCGTGTAGACCTTCTTCAAATTTGTCTGGCGAAACTATTATACATGTTACCACAATAAGAGATTGGGCGATTGTCTTTACTAAGATTAATGGTACAAATAACAATAATGTCTATAGAATTGATTTTTCTAGATCACAAGAAGAACCAATCGTGACGAAAGTAGTAACCAATAGACCTTTAGACATAACAGTTTCATCTAGTAATGTTGCTGCAATTAGTAGCGTATGTAGATGGGAAGCAAAAGATAATGTAAAAGTATATTGGGTAGATGGACATGCTCAAATCAAAGTAATAAATGTAGACGATAGCCATATAAAAAGTAATGAGAACATTACTTCAGATAGCATAGTAATGTTACCAAAGGCTACATTAGCGCCATTTGAATTTAATGGATTTGGAACAGGTAGTTTAGAATCTGGAATGATACAGTACTGTTATCAATTGTTCAAAGTAAGAGGTACAGAATCTGCGATATCTCCACTTACTCCTCTTTATCATTTGAGTGATGGTGATCAAAAGACAAATTATAATGCTGTAAAAGGAAGTTCTAAAGGACAGAATACTGGTAAATCTATAAAACTACAAGTAAGAAACAATAGCACTGGATTTGATAGACTTAGAATAATCTCTTTATTCTATAAGGCAAAGAATGAAGTACCTGTAATATCTATAGTAGATGATATAGTTATTGGCACTGGTTCTGTAATAAACTATGAAGATAAAGGTGGTAGCTTAGTATCGGAATTAAGTATTGATGAATTTAATTCATTAGCCAATTACACATTTATACCTGAAGTAATAGAATCTAAAGATAATAGACTATTTGCTGCTAATCTTACTGAGGAAACATGGGATGTAGAATATGATGCTAGAGCATTTAGAGCTAATTCTTCTGGTAATGTATTATTGTTATCTAACTCTGGTTCTTCGTTAAACTTTGCTCTATCAGCATTAACTACTACAAATATACCTAAAGACCACGATTGTATATGCCCATTTAATGTAGATGGTAGTGCATACAAATACACTACTTCTCCAACAGGAGGATACATACAAGGTGGAAAAGGCAAGAATGTATCATATAGATTTATTACTACAGATTTACTAGAAGATGCATCTACTACATCTAGAGGAATGATAAATGAAGAATTTACATTCAATGCTTCTTCAAGATCACTTACTAGTTTAGGTATTAACTATGAAGGTAACGATAAATCAAATACAATAAGTTTATCATCTGGTAACAAAATACCAAACTATTCTAATGCCGAAATAGAGTCCAAAGTAAAAGGATATATGAGGGATGAGATCTATAGATTTGGTATTGTACTATACAATAAACAAGGTTTAGCATCACCGGTACATTGGATAGGTGATATAAGAATGCCATCTAATAAAGATTCTGGTTATAAGTTTTTTACTTCCAATGAGGCTAGTGATTATGGATCTAATTTATCAGTTGTTACTAAACCTCTTGGCATTGAATTTGAAGTAAAGAATTTACCATCAGATGTGGTAAGATATGAAATAGTTAGATGCGAAAGAACTCTATCTGATAGAACTATATTAGCTCAAGGAGTAGTAAGTTGCATTACGAATTATGATAGAGATTCTAACATCTTAACACCATTCCCATATCTAGCTTATTCAAATAAGCATGGCTATTATGCAAAGACCCACAATAATGGAGATTTCCAATATACCTTTAACTTGTCAGATACACAATCTAACAATTATTTCATGTTTGTATCTCCAGAAATAGCAGTCAACAGAGAAAATGCTGATGCATTAATTGATAAGTTTCAAACAGTTGAAAAGGTAGGATATATGACATCTCCTATTACTGCAGATGGTGATTGGGGAATAACGGACGGATCTCTAAAAGTATTAGCAAATGCCAAATCTATAAAGTATGATGGTACTACAATAAAACCAACCAAAACATTAGGAGGTCAGTCTAGTAATGGTTATGTTGCTAATGGAGCAATAGTAATAAACAATGATGATTTCTATTCAGCATTACTTGCTAAATACTATGGTTTATATGTTGAAAATGGTGTTCAATCTGCTGCAGTAGAAAGTGCAAAATATGCAGAGCCAAGCAGTCCTTGGTTAACAAATGGTGATCAACCTTGGTATAATGCCGAAGCAATTACTATTGGTGATAAAGTATATTATAACTGGGTATGGGATAATATTAGAACCGCAGAAGATGGTGAAGTAGATAAGACTGATGCAAACAATGTTAGAAAATATGGTCCTCATGGAATATGTTCTATATTTAAGAGTGACAACATGATTGCTAACATACCATTAGCAGTAAGTACTTCTAGTTACAGATATGTTAATTCAGTTGCTTTGTGTAACATGAAGCAAAGTGTAAATGCATATGGTGGTAATTCTTACTCTGCTATACAAAATTCCGTATATATTACTACAGGGGCTAGTGCTGAATCTAGTATTTCCACAGTACTATGTTATGGTGGAGATACTTATCTAAACATATTTGATTATAATAACTGTATGTTTAGTTATAATACAGATGATTATTATAACAATAAAGCAAACAGATTATTCTTGGGTGCTTTTATACCATGTGAATCAAGTGTAAACCTAGCATTAACTCATGCTGATTCATCTATAAATAGAACTTATCAAGCTGGTGATGGATATGCTAATCATTTTGTAGAGGATGATATAATTACTGTTGGTGATTTATACACTCAGAATACTCCATCATATGCATACAATGATGCCTATTCTGCTCAACCTAATGCAAAGAAGTTTGTATCTAAATCTATTTATAACATAGATAATCTATCAACAGATACTCGTATTATATCTTCAGAACTAAAGACAAATAATGAAGTTACTGATTCATGGACGAAATTTAAAGTAGCTAACTATATTGATGTGGATACTAAATTTGGTCCAATTAATGATATGAAGTTGTTTAAAAACAATCTAGTATTCTGGCAAACCGACGCTTTTGGCACAGTTGCAGTGAACGAACGTTCTATTATAACTGATAATAATCCCGGTACTCTTACTCTAGGTACTGGTGGTATACTAGATAGATATGACTACTTTACTACAATGAATGGTGAAAGTCCTAACCAGTTAAGAGCAAACACTCAATCAGATAGTACTGTATACTGGTATGATAGTAAACGTAATGAGATATGTGGGTTTAATGGTCAATTACAAACAGTATCTAAATTAAAAGGAGTTCAATCTTATTTGAATAAGAATAAAGACTTATTTAAAAAAGACCCTATTGCAGTTTATGATAAAAAATACAATGAAGTTCTGTTTACTCTAGGAGATAAAACATTAGCATTTAATGAACAATTAGGAGTATTTACTTCATTCTATAACTATAATCCAGACTATTACGCAGAGTTTAGTGATAAACTATATTTATTTAAATCATTAAAACTGTTTAAATATAATGGTGGTGAACAAGCTAATTTAGATTCTGACAAAGCAAAGGTATCTGAAATAGAATTTGTAGTAAATGCTGAGTACCCACAAACTAAAACATTTGATAACGTTGAGTATGGTGGTGATTTTACTACAGATACTAATTTTGATTTGATCTTATTTACTACAAAAAGACAGACTAGTGAAACATTAACTAGTGAAGATATTGATTACAGAGAGGATACTTATAAATTTGCAATCCCTCGTAATGCATTAAAGCTAAATGAAGTAGAACAGCTAGCTAATAAATCTTATAAGGACAGAATGAAAGGAAAATATCTTATCTGCAATTATAAGTATGATTGTAATGATGGTAACGAGTTTAAAGTACCTTATATTAGTACAGCTTATAGATACTCAATGATATAATATGAAAAAGAAAATTAATAAGAAAAACGTACCAGCATATGCATTTGGCATGGATCAACTACCTAATTACCTTGGTGGGGCTAATGTTCTTGGCTCTGCCATTTCTGGTTTATCAGGGGAAGGCTCTACAGGTGATGCTATAGGTAGTACATTAGGTAGTGCTGCTTCTTTAGCTGGGACAGGTTTTAGTATTGGAGGACCAATTGGGGCTGCTGCAGGTGGAGTGCTAGGAACAGCTTTTGGTTGGATTGGCGCTAGAAAACGCAAGAAACAAATGGAACAAATGAGACGTAGAAAGGAAACTATGAATAAAACTCAATTGGGTATGAATGCTGCAGCAAACCAAACAGCAGAGTATTGGGATGATAATGAGTTAGCATATACTTATGAGAATGGAGGAATGCTTCCTGACCTAGCCTATGTAGATAATAATGAAATTATCAGAGGAGATGATGGAACTATTATGCAAGTCCCTAATAACAGACCTGGTACGGATAATCATTTGATTGATGCGTCTAATTTAGAATCAGTATTATCTGATAAGATTAAAAGGCCAGGAACAAATAAAACTTTTGCACAAGAAGGTAAAAAACTTACTAGAATGACAAAACCAAGTAAAGGTAAAGATATATTTGCAGATAATACAAATATGTTAAACAAACGGAATGCTAACATTGCATATGATAATTTGTTATCAGAGCAAGAGGAAGTAAAAGCTAAAAAAGGAATTAAACCTAAAAAGAAAGGTATTCCAGCTTACGAAAAAGGGTATAGTTTTCGACATCCAAATATATACACAGAAGCATTAGATGAAGATTTACCTTATGTTCCAGTAAAAAGAGCAAAAAGGTCTAAAGATAGAACTAAGGATAAATTAAGTACTCCTATAGATCCTGTACAATTACTAGAAAATAGAAAAGAGTATTGGAGAAATAATGATTTATATTATGCTGATCAATTACCAGATGTAGAAGTAACTGCTAAAGCACCAAATACTCCTGCATATATGAGACACATTCAGCAATGGGATCCATATTGGTCTTCAGTATTAGGTGCAGCCGGTGATAGAGATAAAGCTAGATCAAATGTTCAATTAAATCCAAATAAGCGTATAATTCAAACATATGGTAGTGCTCCTGCATTTTATGCTCCTATGACAGGTGATGGTATTGATGCAGTTACATACGCTAATGATGAACCAATTTCTGTTGATACGCCAGTTATACCAACTAAGACAGTATCATCTACTCCTACAGTAAACACAATTGAAACTGTACCGAGTAAAAGTACTACAAAAACTCCAAGTACGAGATCAACTAAGGCAGCTCCTAATTATAACTTTGTAGATGCTCCAATGCTTGACATTGAAGAACCAGTTATTGGTTTTAATGATGCTTATACTCAACCTTTAGAAACATTTAAGAAACCAGTTGCAGCAAAACCAGATTTATCTCCTATATCAAATACAGTTAGTAATAAAAAGGGTCCAAAAGATAAAGCTGGAATTATTGATTATTCACCAGACTGGTTATCATTGGCTCCTACGGTATATAATGCTTTACAGTCTTTACGTAATCCAGAGTATGAACAAACTGTTTTAAACCCTTACACAGGTGCTATTACTAATACTATGGCTAGACGTAGAATGAATATTGAACCTGCAAGATTAGCTAACAGTAGATCAAGAGCTATTTCTAACTATAACTTAGCAAATATTAATGCTAATACAGGATCGAATTTAGCTGCAAGAACTCAAGCTGCTGTTGATGAATATGCTGCTAATGCTAACATGTATGCTACTAAACAAAATGCTGATAATGCCTACTTAGGAGAATATGCTAATACTTTAAATAACTTAGGCCAACAGTTTGTTCAAAGTAGAACTCTTGCAAATGATTTGAATGCTAAAAATAGGGCAGCTGCTAGAAGCTTCGGTACTGCTGCTGTTAGTCAATTAGGACAGTGGTCTCAAGTAAACAGACAGATGAAAAATCAAGCGGCAAGAGATAATATGGTTTACCCATATCTAGCTAATTTCTTAGCATATGGTAATCCTACAGAGTTAATTCAACAGATGAATAGACAATATTATAATAGATAATTATGGTAAACAGATATGATCGTCCTGCAGAAGCGCAGTTCATAAATACATATGTTCCTCTACCATTCCAGCAATTATATACCTTAGGTAAAGAAGCAAATGCTAGGGTAGATAAAGCTATTGCAGATTTATCTGGTGCTCTGGATAAATGGTCTGATTTTAGATCACCATCAGAAAAAGATACTAAGGCTTGGTATGATGAGACAATGGGTAAAGCTAAACCCATTATTGATAAATTAGCACAAAATATTGATTCACTTAAAACTCCAGAAGGTAGAGCTCAGATTAATTCTTTAATCAACAATGTAGATAGATATAAATTAGCTACTTTAAAACAGAGTAGAGAAGGTATGCTACAAAGAATGGAAATGAATCAGAAGCTAGCTGCAGCTGGTAAGTTTAATGAGATGTGGCATGGAGTTGATTTTGCTAACTATGATACTCTTAATTCTGGGATTTATAACGATGTGTCTCCTTTAGCATATAAAGATGTTAGAGAATTGTCTGATCCATATTATGCTAAATTACAAAGAGGGTATCTATATACAAAAGGTGGTTATGATTACTTTGGAAATTCAAAGGAAGATATTGAAGCTGTAGCAGATGCTCACTACAATGATATTGTTAGTACTCCAGAAGCACAGAAGCATATGCAGTTATTTAAACAAAGAACTGGAGCTACAGATGAAGAAGCTCAAGCTTGGTTTAGACAACAAATTATTGATTCCAATATTGATAGGACTATTAGACCAACAAGAGAGCTTAATCCATATGCTAAGATGGCTGCTGAACAAGCATATCGTAGACAATTAAAAGCTGCAGAAAATGCTCAAGGCTCTCCAGTACAATTTACTACTAAGCTTGCTGCTACACTTATGAATAGGCCATATGGTCCTCAAACATCTGAAGAAGGAAACAAATTAACTTATAATTCACAATTTGATAGAATCCAGAAGACATTTGCTCCTGATAGTAAATATAGAGACATTTATATTAATAGAGTAGATGAAAACGGTACTCAATTACCTTTAAATAGAAATAAGAGTGCATATGGTATTATGTCAAGACTATCTACAGATATTGGTTCACAAGCGAACTTTATTAATGATGCTATGCTTGATAAATCCTCTATGGTTAGAGGATTAGCAGGTGCTCCAATTTATTCTGGTAATAGCGTTTATGGAATGATGACACCTGAACAATATATCAACTCTAAATTCGGTTTAAGCGTTAATGAATCTAACTGGAATCCTAACAGAGTTAAATTTGAAAAGGATCTTATTGCTGGTAACATTCCTAATGTAGGAGTTACCCCTACTAATAAAGTACTTATAGAAAATGGTATTCCCGGTGATGAGCAATTTACTCAAGAATATAAAGCATATATTCCAGTACAATACTTCATTGATAATGGCTATGACTTTGGAGAAACTGACCCTGAAAAGCTAATTAAAAATGAAGACTTTAATAAGTTCTTATCAACATTAAATGGTAGATTACCTAGTCCTTCTGGAGACATTGTTAAGAAACCTAATATCAAATTTGGTAGTGATAAAAATGCTGCATACAGAGAGATACAAAGTAGTGGATGGTTATCAGATCCTCAGTACGCTGCAGCTATTCAGTATGATGGTGTTTATGTAGAGGTTCCTGTTATGCGTCAAGTACTTACTAATCAGCAAACTAGGGAAAGAGCTAACTTAGAAGAATTCCAATATACTAAAATGGGTTCTAAATTAAATGCTGCTTACAGAGGAGATAATGAAGAATTAATCTATGGACAGTAAAAATAATATACAAGATATATCATTAGCCACTAGACTTCGTAGACAAAATTACGAAAGATATTTAGATGGTTCTAATGCTTCAAGTATTGGGGTAGGATCTACTGTAGATCCTACTTTGGTGCTTAGGGACTTAGCTGGTTATAACAAAGATAGTTATAATAAAGATTTAGATACAGAAAGCACTCTAGATGAAAGTTCTAATGATCTTAGTACTCCAGAATTAGTGTTTAATTCTGCAAAGGCAATGCTTCGTGATATGAATGAAGCGCAATTGTCAAATACTAGAGGTGTGTTACGTAGAGAAGTATTACCAAATATAGACAAGTTTAATAGCAATCTTAACCTATTTTCTGCATATGATAATTTAATGTCTGAGAAGAATTCTCTTCTTAACCAATTATCTACTACTCAAGATAGTAATGAGGCAGATGCCATAGCTATTCGATTACAGGAAGTAGATAATGAGTTGAATCAGACAAAACAAGGATTAAACGCATTAGGTGTGTCACCTGATTTAAGTAATGCTCAAGAAATACGTACACAGCAAGAACAGCAATTACAATCATATAAAGATAGAGCTCAAGAACTATATGATGATATAGCTACAGATGAGGCTGATATTGCTAGATATAAAGTAGATGAACGTTTCCAGAAAGCTATGGAGCAGAATAGCGAGTTTAAATGGACAGAACCAAGTAAATGGATATATTCTGTACCATCTGCCGTAGGTTCTTCTTCTTCTGCTTGGATGTGGCAAATAGCACCATATGCTACTACAGCGTTAAAAAGCGTAATGACTAAGAGTCTATTGAAAGCAGGTACTATGGCATTAACTGGAGCTGCTGCTGGTAGTGTAGCTCCCGGAGCTGGTACTCTTGCAGGTGGGGCGATTGGTGCTACAGCAGGAGCATTAAGCATTGCATTAGATCTAGGTAATGCTGCTATGATGATATATTCTAACTATAAGCAAGCTGAGAATGAAGCTAACGCTAACGTATCAGATGATTATAGAGATAGAGTATCTAATATATTAAGTCAAAGCGGTAGTTCTGTACAGAATGTAGTTAATGCAGCTAGATCACAAGATTTACCAGAAGAGTTCAGTAAACTTACTGACGATAAACTGTTTGAAAAAATTCTTGACGGTCAAGTACAAGTAGAAGATCAATCTTTAAATGAAGCTATATCTCAAGCTAGACAAGGTTTAGATAGAGATTTTGCTCAAAATATGGCTATCACTTGGGCTAGTAACCTAGCTGAGGATGCTCTTATGGTTCCATACTTTGGAAAAATTGCAGATGGTTGGATTGGTAAAGGTCTTAATACAGTTGCATTCGGAATGAACCCTGTTGAAGGTTTAGGGGAGTTAGCTGCTAGTCAAGCTAAAAAGAAAATGTCCAAATATGTATTAGGTAGAAATGCAATTGATGTTGCAACAAAAAAATGGGCTAATAGAGCTGCAAAAGCAGCATATGTTGGAACAGATTTGGCACTACGTAATGCTGCAACTGCATTTAATGAAGCAATTGAAGAAGGATCACAGTATACTACAGGTCAAGCATATAAGCGTGGAGATTTTGATAACTCTGATTTAGACCTAGAAGGATTAGCATCATCCTTAGTAGGAGCATACAAAGAAAAAGCTACTACTGTAGCTAACATATTAGGAAGTCCATTTGGTTATCAAAATCCATTATATGAAAATGATACAGAATATTGGAATAATGTTAAATTAGGAGCTGCTGCAAGCATATTATCTCCTATTCAAGGTGCTGTTAATGCTAGAGGTACTTATTCTCTAGTAAAAGAGACACAAGGTATGGATAGAGTAAATGAGTTAGCTGCAAATGAAATTAACTCTAAGGAGGAAATGGAAAAAGCAATAACTTATGCTAGTGGTAAACTAAAAGGACATGAAGCTGAGATTGTAAATGCTTGGAGTATGTTGGCTGATGGTAAAACAGAGAATTTACCAGAAGGGTTTAACAGAGAAGATGCATTAGAAGAAGCTAAATTTGCATCTAGAGCTTTTTCTTTAGCTAAGAGTAAACAAATGAAATCCTTAGCTAAAACTATGGGCATTGAGGAAGATACAGAAGAATATGGTACACTTGTTGGTCTTGCAATGCAAGCAGAAAAAGAGTATACTTCTTCTATTCAAAATGCCAGAGTAAAGAGACAGGAATTAGAAAATGCTAAGAATAATTTTGTAAATGACCCTGTATCAGAGGAAAGTCTAACAACTGCTATAGACAGCGCTTATAGACAGATTAATGATAATGCTACTACTCAAGATGAAATTATATCTAAGGATGAACTAAGAGAGATTTATGATAGACAAAGAAATTTGAATATCATGAATAATATGATTACTGAAATTGATACAGCAATAAATCAATTGAACGAAAGTAAAAATGAATCTGAGTTCAGAGGTAATCAATATTCTCTAGCTAAATTAGAAGATATGAAATATCGTCTAAATGCTAGAAAGAAATCTATTCTAAAGAGTATGCCATCTTGGTATAAAAATAATGCTAATACCATTAACAATGTAGATACAGCTATGCAGTTCGTTACTATGAACGAACACGTATCTGGTCTTAATAAAGCTACAGAAGATAGTATATTAGCAGAATTAATGCTAGAGAGGAATAGAGAGATCTTAAATTCATTTCATGGTATAGATAATGGTAGAATTACTCCTACTGAGGAAGTAGAAAGAGAGAATATAATAGAGCTAGGTAAGACTAAACCTTATAAGAAATCTAAGAAATTAAGACTTACTGCTTTAAGAAATATTCATGAACATCAAGGAGATACTCTTATTAGTGAAATGTTTGATTTATATCAAACTAAAAAAGCTGAAAGTAAAGAAGCGGCAGAAGGTGCACTAGGGGTTACTGAACAACAAACAGCATCTAAACCTGTTGTCCCTTCTAAGCCTGTCACTGCTCCTACCGGCCCAATGCGTACTGAGCAACAAGCAGCGCCAGAAGTTGAGCAAAAACCTACTCCTCAAGTAAGGAGAACTACTAGACCTACTCAAGCTAATATTGCATCTCAAGAGTTAAGCGAAGCAGATCAAGCCATTATAGCTGCTGCAGAAGGACAAGATATTGGTTTAACTCAAAGAAAACAACAACCACAAGTTGAACCTGAAATTCAACCTCAAAATAATGACAGTGCAAAAACTGAACCTGTTGAAGCTACTAATGAAATATTAGGTGCAGATGAAGACCCATTTGCTGGTGGAGTAGGTGGTGTAGCAACTGAAGATGTATTTAATGAATATGGTGGTGCTGTTGAGGAACCTACTAAGACATCAAAGAAAGCTAAAGAATCTAAACCAAAAGCAACTAAAACTGAGCAGGCTAAAAAAGATACTGCAAATGCTAAAGAAGAATTTAATGAAGCAGCAAGAAACTTCTTTGATCTTCTTGAAGACGATACTTTAGGATTCGCATTTGATCCTGCTGCTCAAGCTGAAAAGCAAGCAAAAATATTCAAAGCTTTCTTAACAATGCTTGGTAAAGCATTTAACTTAGGAGCATACAAATTCAAAGAAGTAGCATTGAATATGTATGAAGCTATTGGTAGGGATAGAGAAAAGTTATCTCAACATTTTGATGCTATTAAGGGAGCATACTCTACTGCATACTACAATATGCCAGAGAATGTTAGAGGTAAAATGACAACACCAGCAGAAGTCGCTGAGATTACTGTAGATGATTTGTTTGATCCACAACCAGCAGATTTAACTGAAGAAGAAGTTAATGATGCAGCCAAAGATGGAGTTATACCTACACCTGTTACTCCCGGTTCGGTTCCACCTGATGCTATTAGTGATTCAGAATTAGCTGAATTCACAGAGAATAGTGAGTTAGGTATTTTAAATACTTTCCATTATACTCCTACTGCTAATATTGGTGAAACTATAGAATTAGGCGGTGCTAGAATTCAATTCTCTCCTAACTCTGAATTACCTAAGCTATTTAAAACTAAACAAGATAAACTTACTTATGAATATTCTGTAGCACCTTACTATGATAATATTCGTAAGAAAACAGTACAATGGAATGATCCTAGTACTTATGATTATGCCAGAGTAGGATTAATAATTACTAATACTGAAAATGGTAAAAGGTATTGGGTTGCGATGAGAAGTCCGAACAATATTCGTAATCTTACTCCAGAGGAATATCCTGAGATGATAAGAAAACTACGGGAGCGTAGACAAGAAATTATCTCTAGATTTGTAATGAAAGATTCAAATGGATCTTTACTAAATAAGGTAGACACTAGAATAAAAGTAACACCTACTAGATTGTTACTACATAATGCTATTGAAGGTACCATCTCTCAAGAGATACCGGTAAATGATAAACAATTTAAAGATGTATTTCAGTTTAGTGGTAATCTAGATGAAGAAATCAATAACTTTGGATATAGCACTGGTGTTAGAGGTACAAGCACAATATTTACCGTAGAAGGTGATAATACTGGTTTCATTGGTACTACTTCTGGTGGTGTATATTATATTATTGATGGTAAAAAAAGATTATCTGGTAGACCATTACCATTAAAGTTATCTTTAGCAAGATTTAATTCTTATCCTAAATTAGCAGAAGCAATTTCTACTATAGTATTTAAAAGCGGTTTTAAGGGTGGACAGAATATAAATAATACAGATTTAATTGCATCTGATATTATTGAAATGTTCTTAAACTATGGTGAACCTACTTCTGTAAATAATGACTCTGATATTAGTGATTCTGCAAAAGCTAATTTGCGTAATAAACAATTGTATATAGATAATAAAGGGCAATTTGGTGTACTACACTATGGTATTAATGAAGTATCATTAGCTGGTTTATCTATTGCACAAAAAGAGCAAGAGAGAAAGCACTTTGAAGATTGGTTATTGTCTAATGGTTCTATGCCTTTTAAGGTTCCTTCAAAAGGAAATGATAAGTTAGCAGTTAACATGAAAATGAATCTATTATTTTCTGGTAGATTAGCTAGTAGTGTTGAAAAAGCAGGTGGTAGATTAGAATTATTTGATGGTATAGTATTTACTAGAGAAGATATGAATCATACATTACTATCTTGGATGATAAGAAATGGTATGATTAAATCTAATCTTAATGCAGGAAGATATGAGAGACCATATGTAATTGCAGATGGTATGACTCAGGATATGCCTACAACTATACCTGATTCTACAGCAACTCCAGCAATAGAAGAAGCTCCTAAATCTGAAGCACCTAAACCATCTAGAAGACGTAGATCATTTAGCGATTTATCTAGTATGGGCGGCAGTCAAAAAGAAGTTAAAGTGAACTTTACTCCTAATAAGAAGTATACTACTAAGGAGAAACTGAATAAGGTTCAAGCTAAAAACTTCTTGAAACAAAAGTTAGGTATGACAGATGCAGAGATTAATATAATTGATGCAGCTGTATCTTCTGATATGCCCGCAACAGCTTTATCTTATATGACTAAAGATAGTATTACGTTATATAATAGTGATCCAGCTGGTGTAGAATTTCACGAAGCATACCATAGAGTATCTCTATTATTACTATCAGATCAAGAAAGAAATAAAGTATATGAAGAGTATCGTAGAATTCATCCTAATCTTAAGAATGCATCTGATAAATATATAGAAGAAGCATTAGCAGAAGAGTTTAGAGGGTATATGATGTACAAGACTCCAAGAAAGTCTTATAGAATTACTAAATGGTTTGAAAAACTACGAGACTTCATCATGTCTTTATTTGGTAGAACTTCTCCTACTAAAATCTTTAGAGGTATATATGAAGGTAAGTATGCTAATATTCCAGTAAGTCAAGAAGCTAAAGATAGATTTGAGAAAGCTTATAGAAATAGGGTAAACTTTACTCAACATGGGTACACTTTCCAAAACATAAAATCTCTTGATAACTATAATCAGGCTGTAGAATTCTTTGCAATATCTTATATTAATCAATCATTAAGTTCTCAATCTTTTGTAGATGATCTTACTAAAATACAGATTGATTATCAAGATATGCGTGATCTACTTGAGGATTTATCATATGATGATAATGCTACACCAGAGCAAAGAGCAGCTGCTAATGAATTGTATGAGCACTTTGATATATTCCAAAAAGATATTAAGTCCTATCTTGATTCTTTAAGCTTAAGACAAGTAAAAGAAGAGGAGGAATATGATGAAACTGAGGAAAGAGATGGTGGTGAAATTGAAAAGGAAAACTTTGATAAATATGATAAAGCTTCCTACGAAGTATCTGTATTACATAATATTAGACCTGCTGTAAAACTTTTCTTATCTTCTATTGAAGATCGTGTATACAATAAAGCTACAGATAGTTATGTAAGAGATATGAATGCTGAAACTGGACTACCTAGAGTAACACCATTCCTTTCAGCTTGGAGACGAATTGTAGATAAATTATTTGATGAAGATACTTATGATGGATTAATCAGGAAATCTGCTCAATTAGCAAAAACTGACCCATTCTATGCTTCTGTATATAATAAGTTATCCTCAGTAAAGGATTCTAATCTTCAGACTCAAATATTTCAAACTATTACTGGTTATAGACATAACTTCCTTACAGTAGGATTCCAAAATGTTGGTACAGATACTATTCAGTACATAGCCAACTTAGGTGGTAGTGTTAATCTACGTAATGGTAAAAGATTAGTATCCGATTGGAATAGAAATTTCTATAATAGTAACATGGTAATTACTGATGCAGAAGGTAATCGTAAGCCTAACATGGAATTACTAAAGACTGTTAGAGATGATATCAATACATTAAATACTAGATTAGCTAGAATGAATGAATCTACTAGCAATGAAGATTTTAATGCAGTTTTGTATAGCTATGTAGATGTATATAATAAAATTGGTATTGCAATTAATTTTGATACTTTATACCAAGCTATTGTAGACAAGGTATCATCAGTTAATTCAGTTAATAAACCTACAATACTGCAAGCAGCTAAAGAATTGTTATCTAGTAATAGAGATGGTAGTTTAGCTAAAGCAATTCCTGAAATTTTGCGTAGACCTGTTAAAGATAAGCCTAATGATAGAATTAAAAGATCTATTGATGGTGTATTTACTGGAGAGAATAGTATATTAAACTTAGCTATTGTTCATTACCAGCTTAATAACAACAATCTTGAAGAGAAGGTATTAGGTCCTAAAAATACTACAGTATATCCATTATCTAAGCATAATTATCTTACTTTGGAAATTAAGAAACTTAATAATGATAGGAATTATGTTAGTAGATTATTAAAGTGCCCAATTAACTCTTCTTCACTAGTATACAATACATTAAAGAATAGTCCCAATACTAGACTTACTGTAGGTACTTTGCTTAATATTACAGAATATAATTCTGGTAACACTGGTACAGATTATCAATCAGCTCCTAGAATAGAAACATTTATTTCTAAGTTTGTTTGTTCTGAAAATGATATTCTTATCTTACCTACGATGTCTGATAAAAAAACATACATGCCAATTCAAGGATTAAAAATGTTTAAAGGTCGTACTTTAAATATTACTCCTGTTGATGATTATGTTGAAATGAGATTTTCTGACGATGTATTAAATCAATTCTATAAATACTATAGAAGTGAATATGATGCAATTCTACAGTATCGTAGAATGAAATTAGTAGAAGATAAGATTGATGATGCTAACAGACCTACCATGTACTTTGGTAAAAAGGGTGAGGATAATGGTAAAGGAGGTAAGTTTAGAATTGCTCGTGGTGTATATCATTATACTGAAGATGGTAATGTGCAATATATTTCTTTCAATTCAATGAGTGACAAAGAGTTGATGGATTATTTTAACAATGCTGCCCAATTGAAAGAAGACTTAAATACTACATTAGGAGTGTTTGTTGGTAAACAATTAGATTATGTACAGAAATTAGGTCTAATTGAGAAAACAAATGATGGGTATTATAAAAATAAATTCTTACCTGTAAGTTCCATTAATGATAGAGCCAATAAGTTATCTAATGATATTGCTACATTAGCAGGAAAGGAAAATGAACTAAATAGAAACCATATAGCTATTTATGATGCTATTTCTACATTTACTGTTAATAACTTTGTATCAATGTTTGAAACAGAAAAGGTCTTGTATAAAGATGTAGCATTCTTTAAAAATTATCCTGATGTATCTAAACGTCTTGCTGGTACATTATCAACTGGTGATAGACCTAGAACAGATTTCTCTGATCCTAATCACATAATGAATAAGGTTGCTAGATACAAACAAGGTAGATATAATGTAGCAGGATTGAAAGATGTAGAATTACGCACTAATCAACCAAAAGAATTATATAAGGCAATCTATGACGCATATGTAAGAGAGTTAATGGAGAACTCTGGTAAATATACCAAAGAATACATTGATACTGCATTTGAATCTGGTGACTTATTTAACAATGAAAGTATACCACAAGGTATTAAAGATAAGGCTAAAGAGAGCACAGAACGTGACTTGTCATTGTATGGTGATATCAAGATGAACAAGGATGGTAATATAGAGGTTAATGAAGAAGAAACTCCAATTAACCAAGCTGATGCATCTGTATACTGTTCACCTACTATGTACAAAGCTATCTTAGCTAGTCAAGGTTTATTAGATCCTAAAGTAGAAGAAGCCATCGATTATGTCGAACAGCATGCTGATGATTTAGGTGATATTAGAAAATATGTAAATACATTATCTGCTGTATTATCTCCCAAAAAGATGGTATACTTTGGTAATGAAATACTTCAACCAATACCCGGTGAATTCATTAATATGCCTATCTTTAATAAGATGGCTATATTCCCGTTATTTAAAGTACTGGCTACTGGAGATTTAAGAGTATTGTATGATAGGATGAATGATGTTAATAATCCTATTGATATGTTTACTACAAAATCAGCAGTAAAGGTAGGTAACATCAAAGAATATGACTTCTATACAGATGCTACTCAAAATGAAATAACAGAAGAATTCAAAAAGGATGATAAAGGAACCTATTCTAAACCTATTGTATATAGACAACAGAATTTTGGTAACTTACTTAATCAGATGCCTATTGAAGCTCATGACGCTGAAAAGCGTATGTTGGTTACTCAGGCTATGAAAACAGTATTCTCAAACATTAGATTAGATGGAGACTATATAATCCCTTCTAGTAACGGTGTAGATAAAGATGTTACTGGCAGAAAAGGTAAGAAAGTTAATGGTAGACAGCTAATTAAATTAGCAATGGATGCTATTGATAATCTATCAGATAGAGGACTCAACAGAATTCTTAAAGACTTACATGCTGAAAAGAATGAAGATGGCACATATTCTTTTAAAGATCTGCAAGGTATATCTGATAAGTTAGTAAGAGATATGATATCTTCTAATATGGATTCTGATATTATAGATCAGGTTACTCTTGATGAAACTGGTAATTTTAAGGTTCCATTGTCTGCTTCTCCTGTAGCTAAGCAATTGGTCACAAAGATTATATCCGCAGTAAACAAAGAGACTGTAGATATTAATTTGCCGGGTGGTACATTTGTACAGATGTCTTCATTTGGTTTAAAATCTATTGATAAAGTAAAAGCTAGTGAAGCTGGTCAATATTCTAAGTACCGAATTAATAATGGTGAAAGACTCAAATTAATTGCAGATGATAGATCTATGGAATGTGTAATTTCAATAAACCTGTTGAAACACATAATTCCCGGATATGAAAATATGTCATTTCTGCAAGCTAGGCAGTGGTTAATAGATAATAATATAATTGGCCCTAATGCCTCACCATCTGCAATGGCATACCGTGTACCTACTCAGGGTATGTCTTCTATTGCTGCATTAACTATTAAAGATGTAGTAATGTCTCAAGCAGGAGATATAATTATACTACCAGATGAGTTTACTGCAAGAACTGGTTCTGACTTTGATATTGATAAGTTGTTCTTAACAAGATATAATTATACTTCTCGTAGAAGTAATAAGCCCGGAAGAGAAGCAACTAAAGATGAAATAGAATTAGCATTGAGTGGTTTTAATGAATATGCTGATGAAATTTTAGCTATTAAAGACGGTGAACCTATTACTAGAAGATCTACCCAGAATATGGCAGCATTAGTTAATGATTATCTTAAAAGTAAGAATTCTAATGTTACATATGATATCGCAGATGCAACTTATAAGGTTTATCCATATATATCTTCTAAAACGGAATTTGATTATAATAAACCAATGAATGAGCAATCACAAGGTGCTATAGAAAACCTATTGATTGATACATTTATGGCTTCATTACTTGATTCTAAAAATACTCACGATACCACTAGACCTTTGGACGTACCTGTTAATATTATGAAAAATGGTATTGTAAAGAAGTACTTCCCTGATAAAAAGAATGATATTGCTTTATATGAATATACAGAAGAATATCAAGATACTTTAAAGCAGGACTTTGCTGATAGTAAAGGTGGTATTGGACCATTCGCATTAAATAACCCTCACCATGTATTAGGTCAGTTAGTTGAATTAGTAATGCAATCCCCAGAGTATTTACCAAATATAGGTAACTTACACAAAGTTAGTGGTGTAGATGATATTCATATTCTAGACTGGTTGTCTGCATTGATTAGTGCTCACGTTGACGTTGCTAAAGATAACTATATTATTAAGCTTAATGTAAATGGATTTACATATAATCTTACTAACTTCTTATTGAGAAATGGGGTAGGTAAAAACACTATGTATTTTGTTTCACAAGAGATCATGAAAGATCTTGCAAACGATTATATACAGAGTAGAGGAGTATATGCTATAGATAATACTAAACCATTTTATAGAAGATTCCAAGAAAAGGAAAAGGCAGTATATGATAGGTTTGTTACTAAAGCAAAGAGCTTAGCTAAATCTAATGAAGATAAAGAGAATCTTGATCTCTTACTTAAGAATGAGCAAGTTACAGATCAAGTATTATTTGAAATTCCAGAACAAGGTAAATTAGGTTATTTAGAAAATCTTCTTCGTAAAGCTAATGATAAAGAAAAAGATTTTGATTATTACTATGGACAAATTCTTGTATATAAATTATATAAAGAATTAGAACCAATGGCTCAGGCAATGTCTGATCTTGTAAAAGCTTCCCAAGTAGATACTAAGAAGTTTGGTAAGAACTCTATTGAAATGAGAACTTTCCTACAAAATGTTGCTGATTGTTATACTAGTCCGTATTTCACACCAGAAATGGTTAATAAATTCTTTAAGGAAACCTTCTTACAAAAGAAGATAGATAATAGTATTAAATTCACATTAGATTTACTTGGTAAGATTAATATACAATCTTCTGATGAGTATTATAGAGTATTCAGATCTCTTATTAATGCTAGTGGATTTTCCAAAGTAAAAGATAAACAGGCTGTTACAGCATTTACTAATGCTATTGATTCTTACTGGAGAGCTTATTCATTGTATGATAGTACTAGTAGTCCATTAATTAATAGTATGAAAGAGTTGAGGGATCTATTCATTGGTCCTAATACTATTGCTAAGAGAATCAATAGGATTAAAACTGATATTATCTCTGATGCTGCTTCTAAAGGTGGTAAATACCCAATTATTTCTGTTACTAATGGTAGAATTAGTAATCTATTCCTTAATAGTATTACTGGTGTAACTGATACTACAGGTAAAGCTATAGACTATATTCGCTTAGACTATTCAGATGATATTAGTTCTAATGCTAGTAGACAGATTAGAGAATACTGGCAAGAATTATTAGATAGTGATAATCAAGAATTACATGATTTAGCTTATGATTTAGTTCGATATGCAGTATTTAGTGGTCATGGTACTAAACACTTGAATTCTCTATTTGATTTTATACCTACTAGGGTATTAGATGAACTTGGTTATTATGAAACTGTAAGAACTTTAGAGAAAAATATAGATGATTTCTCTAATCTGTTCACTCCAGATGATGTAGATGAAATCTATCGTAATAACTGGCAAGATAATAACATGGTTCCTGTAATAAATACAAATACTAAAGGTATCTATATTCATAGAGAAAAAGTTGGTAATAGATTAGTTCCTGTAGCTATTAAAGGATCTTCTAGAAGATATGTTTGTAAAGATGATACTGATGTTCCATTGTATCATCCATATGTTAAAATGAGAGATAACAATGCTACTGGTGGATATAATCTATATAAATATGTTGGTACATTTATTAAAGATAATGGTAAAACTAAAACATATAAACCATTATATATATTAGTGAATAAGAAAGGATTTAGGCAAGGTGGTAAAGGATTTGTATCCGAATACTTATCTCCATATACTACTGGAAGTAAATATATATCTAGATTCTCTATTATTCCGGGTAATAATGTTGCTCCGAGATTCGCTAAATATGATAATAACTTCTTAGAAGATATTCCAGATATTATTAACAATGAGATTGTACCAAAGATCAATTCACAAACTAATAAGGTAAGTGGTAAACCATTAAGTGGAGTATTTTATTCAAGAAATACAATTGATTATATGTTTAGTACTGTTGAAAATGATTCAGCTCCATTAGTAGATACTAGTATGGATGAAAATGGTGAAGTGGTAGAAAATACTGTTGAACAACCTTCTACTTCTGAAAATGAACAGACTGAACAGACTGAACAAAATAATGAATTCAATAATGAGAATGAATTTCCTACAGATGAAATGAATCATTGTATAAAGTAATCATATATGAAAATAATTTGTCCTAATTTAAAAAATAAAGAAGTTGCAAGAGAATTTGAGGAATTAAAAAATGCAACTAGTGAAGCAGCGGCTTATCATATATGGTCGCAGAACAATGGTAATGGCATAGATAAGGCTCCCAATGGGGAGCCATCTAAGCTCTTTTCAGACCTTTTAGAGCATTATAATGGTGATAGAGTAGCTGCTATTCAAGCTAAGGCTAGAACTTATTCTAAGAGCTTTAAAGAATGGTTTGGGGACTGGCAATCTGAAGATAAAACCAATGTATCCAAAGTAGTAGATGAGAATGGTGAGCCACTTTTGGTGTGGCATGGAACTACAGAAAATTTTGATGCTTTTTCTAAGAGTTGGAGAGGAGCAACCGATCCTGGTGATTGGGGATTAGGGTTTTACTTTTCACCAAAAAAGAGTTCTTCTGAAATGTATGGAAACATCTTAATGCCTGTATTTCTTAGTATTAAGAATCCGGTACCAAATGAAAAGTTTAAAATGATAAATGCATTTGGCAGAGAAAAAGCAAAACCTATTACTTTAAAAGAAACAATTCAAAAAGATATTGAAGTAACTAAATTCCTTATAGACGGTATTGAAGAACAGTTATACGGAAATGATCCAGAATATAAACATTACAGAGAAGAAGGATCACTTCTAAATAAAATGCATAAGAAAGAATTAGAGAGATACAAAGATAAACTTAAAGATCTGCAAACACAACTTCAAACAAAATCAAAAGAGGAATTAGATTATGACATCAATAAAAAATGGAATGATAATGTTGAAGATATAAACAAATATGATGGAGTTATTCCAAATATTAGTTCTGGAAAGACAATAAAAGAAAACTACGAGATAATTGCTAAAGAACCTAATCAAATTAAATCAATAGATAATCAAGGTACATTCTCTACTCAGGATAATAATATATATCTAGCAGACAGTAACACAGAAAATATAAATCAATTAGAATCTATGCAATCTTATAGTAATAGTAAAGAACTATTAGATAATATGGATTCTGAAATGGCTACTGTACTCAATGAGGTTGCTAATAAAATAAATATGCAGTCTGTATCTATTGAATATATAGATAGACCATTAAATGAAATTTATCCTGAAGCTACTTACTGGACACCTGCTATATATGACAGAAAATCTAACACGATTGTAGTAAATAGGAATGGTGATTTCAGTAGATATGGTTCATTAGAAAATGTATTATTACATGAAATAGCCCATGCTATTACTCTAGACTCATTAGCTTCAAATACTGAAGCAGCGAATGAACTTAGAAAGATTCAAAAAGAGTATGCAGAAAAACATGAGGATCATGCTAGTAAGAATGTATATGAATTTGCTGCAGAGCTATTTTCTAATCCTGAAGTCATTCACAATATGTTTGACTTCCCTGCTACAAAAGGAGAAAAAACATTAATTCAAAGAATTATTGATTGGTTTAAGAGATTGCTTGGTAAAAATACTACTCATCAAGATCTAATTAATAAAATAGTAGATAATGTTATTGAATTTAATGCATATCAAACTCTAGAGCAAAGAGAAGATTCTTATGATTATATACCAGATGTTTTACCAGCAGCCAGTAAGCGTGAAGAAATTGCTTCTATCAAACTCAGATCTGTATTCTCTGATATGGTTAAAACCGCAGAGAACCGTGTGGCTTCTTTAAGGTACAATGTTATAGAAGATAAATTTGATAGAAACGAAAATTTACGTAATGACAAATTACTATCTAGTCTTAGAAGTATACAAAATTCTATAACAGATGTAGAAGGTGTCAATAACATTACTAATTTTCTTAATGGTAGTCTAGAGTATGTAGATAATGTAATATACAGTATAGACGAAGCAGAAAGAGTAATCAAAACCATTGATGAAAAGATAAGTACTGCACAGATAACAAATGATACTGAAGAACTTACTAAACTAAGAACTGCTTTAGATAACTTTGGTGCTGAGTATTTATACCCACATGAAAGTAACTTAAGGAAACTTTATAATGAGTTAAATACAGAGTTTAATAGGAATATCTATGAAAACATATTAGGTATTAATGAATTTGATAATATACTATCTACAGTAGATGGATTAATTAGAGAATTTTCATCTAAAAAGATGGTAGACAGAGAAAACATTGGTTACATGTATGGAAACTCAGTTAGAAGAACAGTAGAAAAGTTCTTACGTACTGAAATGGAAGAAGTCAAAGATCCTAATATAGATAGAGCTCTGATGAATTGGCTTACTTTTGACGGTGATTTAAACTGGTATCATAGATTCTTTGCTACTCCTGTAAACTCACCTAAATTTGTTATCAAACTATTGAGAAAAGTTATTGGGGATGTTAACTCTATGACTCATAAACAGGTTTATCGTAAGTATGCTGAATTATATAAAGCAGCAAAAGAAACAAGAGATCATAACCTTTTATTTGAAAGGGATGTAGATGGTAAAAAGACTGGATATTTAATTAGAGATCGTAGATATGGTGTATATCAAAATAATAAATATAAGTTTAGAAAAGATTGGCTAAAGAATCATAAATTAGCCAGTATTGATGAGCTTAAACTTAATCCTTCTCTATGGATACAATATCAAAAAGATTATAATGATTGGAAGTCTGAAAATTGTGAAAGAAAATACACACCAGAATTTTATGCTATCTTTACTAATCTGAGTATGGAAGCTAATATTGCTTTATCTGAAGTAAACTTAGAGATAGATAATATATTAAAACCATACAGAGATAGTAACACTAATAAACCTAGATTCGAAAGAATGCCAATAGATGAATATCAAAAATATAATAGGTTATTAGAGAAGAAAAGAAATCTTGCAAATCCTTATGATCCTATTACTGGGGAATTAAAACCAGAAGGTAGTGTAGAAGCACAAATAGCTGCTGAACTTACAGAAGCATATGCTAAACTACAAGAAGGTTTAGAATCTAAAGTGGATATGGATGCTTTCCTAGAAGAAATGGAAAGAATGAAAAGCATGGAAGGATATACTCCAGATGGAAGCGATACATTGTATAGTGCTTGGTTAGAGCGTAATACTAGATGGGAACTTACAGATGAATTTAAAGAAAAAGTATCTAGGCAGAATAAAAAAGATTATGGTGAAATATATGATAGGTTATATCAAGCTAGATACAATCTATTAAGATTATATAGAACTGATAAATTTGAACCAGATTATACTAGAATACCTCAAGCTGTTAAGGATAAAATTAAAGAGCTTGATATAGCAATGTATAATGTTAGGAAGCGTACTAAAAAAACTGCTAGCGGTGTTAGACTATTTAAATCTGAACTTAGTGATATAGCAAAAGAAAATGGAGGTAAAAGTGCTGTATCATCTGAAGATATATGGGTAGATGATAAAGGAGTAAAACACTATGCTTCTTATATGACCAAAGTAATACCAGTACGGCAACAGTATATGCATAGAGTACCAAATAGCAATTGGGCTGAAACATCTGAGGAATCTAAGTTCTATAATAAAAACTATGATAACAGTATACCAGAGGCAGAACAACCTAAATTATCTATTAAAGAATACGATAATAGAAAAGCTTACAATGCTGTAATGAGAGATCCTGCTTTAGTTAATCTTAGAAATGTTATTCTAGATATTATGAATGAAGCTAATGATAAAATTACTCACTCTAATTATAAAAATAACTATAAGCTACCACAAATTAATGGTAATATATTTAATTATTGGGGTAATAGAGGGCTTATTACAGGAACAAGAAACTATATGATAGATGCATTTGGTATTCAACCAGATGATGAAATACATGGAGTAAAAGTAGAGACTAGGCCTAATGGTACAGAGATAAATATTATGCCTACTATGTATACTACTATGCTTACTGATCCTGCTTCTGGTACTAATGATTTAATTGGAGCTATTGCTAAGTATTATAGAATGGCTTGTAATTATGAGAATAAAAAGAAAGTAGCCCCTCAATTAAATCTATTAGACAGTTTAATTACTAATGCTGGTTCTATTAGACAAAAAGGTTTTACTAAGCCTGCTGCAAGCAGTAAATTAGCAGATGCAGTTCACACTTACATAGGTTATCATATCTATGGTAGACGAGATATATTACCTGAAGTAACATTAAAAGGTTATAAGATTTCTTTAGATAAAGTGTTTGAGTATTTTTCAAGATGGGGTAGAGATATTGGTTTGTCTTGGAACTTACGTTCTGCAATATCTGGTGGAGTTGCTGCATGGAGTTTTTATGCTAATGATGCTTTTGTTCGTAAGCATTATAATATGCATGATTTCACGATTGCAAATGGTATTTTAACAAAAGAACTAATTAGCTTAAAAGCTGCTAGTCAATTTGGTAAGAATCAAGCTAATAATAAATTGATAGGTGCATTAGAATATAATGGTCTTACTTTTAATCAGGAGGAAGATTTATCTAATACTAATAGATGGAGAATAGGTAGAATGATTACTAGAGCTACAGAACCATACTCTGCTTTTAAGTTAATGTCATTTTTACCTAATAGTGCATTTACTGTTTCAGTTTATTTAAACTATAAGTTAATTCGATTAGAAGATGGGCAATTACATTTTATTTCTGAGAACGATTTTCTAGATAACCATTTTCTTAATAAGTCTATAGAAGAGCGTAAGGCTATATATAGAAATGCTAAAGATAATCTATGGAATGCATATGAAATGAAAGATGGGTTTAGAGTAAAATCCAAGTATGCACCATATGTTACTGCGGAGTTAGAAGAAGAAATAACTGCTAAGTTAGGGTCTATATCTAGTCATGCAGAAGGTATGGTTGAGGAAGCAGATAAGAGTGGTGTTCATTTATTACCAGCCCTTAGTACTATACTTATGTTCCGTGCTTTTATTCCAAAAAATATAGAAAATACAATATCTCCAATGTACTGGAATTACCAGACAAAAGAGTTATCGATGGGAACAGCATCAGCATATTTCTACGGATGGAAATACGGTTCTGATAGAAATCTTATTAAGCTATTGAGAGTACTTACAGGAAGAAATGATGAAAAGTTAAAAGAGTTACAAGAGCAATATCCTGATGTAGACGTAAAAAAACAAATAGATTTACATATTAGGAGGTTTAATGCTCAAATATTCACATATTTCTTCTGGTTAACTATATTTAACCTATTTGGAATGGGTGCAGACGATGATGATTATTGGTTTACTCAATTCTTACGGTTAGAGTTAAAGAAGATTTCATTAGAGTCTGGTTCTAGATATAATGCAATGGATGTATTTGATATTCTTAATTCTATTACTCCATTAATTCAAACATTTGTAGATGTTAATAGGGCTATTAATCCAATATCTTATCTGAGTAGTAGAAAATATGAAGAAATTGAAAGAGGTGCTTATAAAGGATTAAAAGGATGGCAAAGAGACCTCATTAAAGTTATTCCAATACTTAATGCCTACTATAATATGAAGAATCCACGAGAGAAGCTAAATGATATGATAAATCGTATTGGATAAACAAAAAAGGGATCGTTTCACAACGACCCCTTTCTTTTTTCAAACAATTAAGTTTTGGATACTAAAATCCAAGGCAATTTATATCTTCAAGCAATGTTGGCTCTTGAACATCTTGTTGCTCAGCCATTTGCATTATAAATAGTTCTTCTCTCACTGTTAACGTTACTTCATCTTTCATAATACTATCATTTATTCTAGCACTCGAACTAACAAATACATTCTTATTAGTAAACTGAGTAATATGCTCTTTTACTTTAAGAGGTAATAGATGATAATATCTATTCTTTATTGCATATATTAGTCTATTATGCTTCGGATTTATTTTAAATATGAAGACGGTATGATAATCTATATCTCCTTTATATCTATAGTAACCTAAATATAAATGATGCTGCTTATACAATTTACATAAATTTATATATTCAGTATATGATAAACCTGCATAACTTATGTGCAGGTTTTCTTTTATAAAATAGGTAGATAACTTCTTTAATACAATATTAGAATAACATTTATTAAAGAACAGAGACACTATCATTTCCATCATACACTTCTGATCCATCTCCATCGTAATACTCTCTAGAGTGGTCCCACAAATCGTTTTGTTTATGCCAGCATATTCTTCTGATAGTTTCTGATATTATTGTAAGTCTTTCTTCTATACATTCTGGAGTAAAGTTAATAACTCTAACTTCATATCCATTATTACTCTGGATAGCAATGATATAGGTTTCTTTTGTGTATTCGTCTATATCTATATTCAATTCATATTTAAAATACCAATGAATAGCTAACCAATAGTAAGCTAATTGTCTTCTATAATCATATTCTTCAATAGAATGTTCAAAATTCCATACATCAGCAGTAGTTTTTAGATCTACTAATGTAATCTTTTTTAGAGTATGATCTATCATTAGCCTGTCTAATAAAGACTTACAAGATAAATGATAGTTTTCGTAAGCTTTTGGAAATTCCCAATTTATGTGGAACTCGTTGTTTTGTTCGCAAGTTTGCGGTTGTTTATATAATAATTCATTTGCTTTCTTGTGGTTCTGAATGTTCTGCTTAATAGTTTTTAGCATGTTCAGATCAGCAAACGAAATAGATTTCAACTCAGTTTGCCGTTCAGTCTTAAGATACTCTATGTAGTTTTCTAGCTTTTTAGCCATTTCTTTGGCTTCTAAGAGTATTTTTTCTTCACTCTTACCTTTTGTACTATAGGCATCAGAATAAGCCTTTATAAGGGCTAAATCTGGATCAATTTCTACAGTACCAACTAGTTTATCAGCAAATAATTGTTGTTGTTTACTACTTGGAGTTTCAAAATCTAGTATTCGATAATGTGCCCAAAATTCTTCAGGTTGAAGAATATACATATGTATCATTGTTCCTTTATCTAAATAACTAGCTTTAAGACCTTCGGCATTTCCTTCTAGCATATCTTTTAGATATCTTGGACCTTTCTTCAGAAATTGCCCTAAATTACTATTAGATATACGAGAATTGTCATCATAGTAAGGTATACTTAAATCCATATTATTCTTCTACTTTCTCTGATTGATCTTCATCCTTTACTGGACCTAAATCGATGATCAAATCATATTCCTCTAATACGTTTTTATTTTCCATCAGTTAACTGTTTTATTTGTTTAATACATTCGTTTACTTCCTTATGATTATGAACAATAAATAAATGGTACTGTTCATCTAAACCTGATTTAACTAGGTTATACTGAAATAATTTCCACTTATAAGGAAAGACATCGTTAGGTCTACCTTTTGCTTCAATTATAAAGTTATTACCTACAAAATCTGGAGTATATGTCATAGGACGTATCTTTTTATCTTTAAACTGAAAGCTGGGAACTAATTCAAACTTTATAGGTTCATATTCAGCTTTCAGTTTATTTTCTTTTAGTGCTTTATATGTATATACTTCTAACTTACTTCGAAATTTAATATTATCAAAGACAGTCGGAGTCGCATTTATCACTTTCTTGTTTAGACTCTTTTTCTTTTTCATCTAAGATTTGTTTTAACAGTTTCTTAAACGAAAGAAGATTGAGTATGTTGCTAATAGTACAACATAAAACAATAAAGGATATTAAAGCTACTAAATTAACAGTAATTGTAGTACTAAGCAGCTCGATCATCAAGTGCCTCCTTTTTTAGGTTCTCAAGTTCTGCAATTAAGTCTTCTAACTCTTTTTTAGTTACTAGTATTTGTGTATTCCGTTTATTTTCAACTTTATCATTAACTATGCTGAATTTTTCAGCAATTTTGTTAATGATCGAATAGTCAAAAATAGCCACAATAATACCAAACAAATACATACAAAAAAGGCTAATAAGAAACGGGATAGTAAATAATATACCAATACCGAATCGAATACCTTTCCAAATCTTTTTTAATACTTTCATAGTGTTTTATTTAACCAGTTTTTAATAACTTCAAAGCCGTTATACTTAACGGCATCACTAATATCTTTACTTTGGAATTTCTTATGTACTAAGAATCCATTTAAGCCTGTTTTCTTGCTTATCTTACGCATATTTTTGACTCCTGCAGGATCTCTATCAAAACATACTAATATACGCTTAAAACGCTTCTTTAATATGTCTAAGATATTATCTGGAATAAATGTACTTTCTGATGACGGAGATATTGCATCATAACCCATTTCTCTTAAACACATTACGTCTTTGAGAGATTTAGTTATAATCAATAATTCTCCCTTTTCAGGAAGTTGTTCTAATCCTTGAATGTCGTACTCAGTAAGATTATTACGCCATTTAGTGTATTTATCTGCTAAAGGTCTATAAATTTTAAATTTATCATAAACCTTATATGCATACATCGGACTTTCATCTTTATAAATACCCTTTACAATTCCGTCACATAAATAGTATTTAATACTACTTACATTATATCTCTTTAATGTATCTAGAGTAATACCAAACTGTTGCCAAAATGCTTTATCAACATTAGTGAATTCTTGTCTTACTACTCCAATTACGGTTTCTTCAGACTTTTCATACGCTTTAGTACTCTTTAAAACAGTATTATTTTTTATATTCAGATCTTTCACAATCTGCTTTAGTAGTTCATTATAATTAGTTATGCCAGTATATTCTTGCACAAATCTAATTACATCACCGCAAAGACCATTACCATGATCCTTAAATAACAGTTTACCTGTTTTTCTACTTCTAAATATCCCAAATGAAGGATTTTTATCTTCTCTAAATGGACTATTATAGATATAACCTATTTTAAATTGCCCTATATAACGTGCATATATATCATACTCTGTTACTCTAGATAGAATATAATCTAAAGTAATAGGATCCTCTTTTTTAATTCTTTTAGAGTCGTACATAATATAGCAATTTTAGTGAGAGTAGAGGACTTGCACCTCTCCTTAGGTAAAATACCGGGCTATTCACACATCTGCTTATCCTCTACTAGGATTATGTGCTTACTCTCTTTTTGTGTGAGAGGGGGATTCGAACCCCCATGCTAGTATATATTAACTAGCTCCAATCTAGGTATTCTGTCGTCCTTTTCAGACTTTGTATTTCTTTACCAGACAGTACATCCACTTACGTGCGATAATACCTATTCCTCATCCCCATGATCAGTTTCAAAAAGTTTCTTAATTTTTTCAATTTTTTCCTTAGCGCCTTCTTCGCATAGGCACTCTCCTGAAGAGATATAAATGTCAGATTTAGTACTTTTTCTGGTTTGTCTAGGAACATGACCTAGCCCCCAGCCACATTTAAATTTGGCAGTCCAAAATCTGAACATATGATATCTAAAAAACCAAGGAGATACACATGTAAGCATAGTAGGTAATATTAAGGGGTCTTCAAATCGCTTAAATACTACTTCTACTAATAGATACTCAATATGCTCTTCTTTGTAATAACCTAACGATTCTACTTCAGCAAATGTTGAAATCTGCACACGATAACCTTGAGATTCTAAATAATCTGCAAGTTTTAAAGCAGTATATGATTTATAAAGCATATCTTTTGCAGATACCATGCAACTTTCGCATATTCCTACATGTAATTTAATAAATTTTCCGTTTTTGTCTCCTCCAGTTCTTAGTCTTTTCCTAAGAGACGGTAATCCTTCGATAAATCTATCGTAATTCATATCGTCTCCATCATTTTCATCATACTTGTAGTTAGTTTTTGATCCTCCAAATATAAGATCTTCATCTAACTTCTCAAGTTTATCTAAACCTTCTTTATAAAAGTATTTAGATTTTTGAATCTCTTCTTTAGTTAGTCCTACCCATTCAGGATCATCTACTCTAGAAATCTCCTTATACTTATCAGGACTACCTGTATCTTCTTGAACTTCACACTCAGTGTAAAATTTATCGAGATTATCAAAATGTGTCTCCAGCTTTTTACCCATGTCACGCTGCCTTTTTAATTTCGGATTTAATTTCAGATGTTTGTAGAAAACGAGTTGAAAAATCTAACTCTTTATTGACCATTTCTTTCTCAGAATCAGTCCAGTTAGTAATCAACATTTCTTTCCAATTCTTAAAATAAGCCTTCTTCATAAGGTGTCCAGACTGAATCATACGCGTAGATGCAACTCGGCGTAGATTACACTCTTTGATTATCTCACGAAGTTTCCATACGTAGTTTACTACATCAGTATCATACTGACTTTCGTAATCTACAGAATAGTTAACTTCTATAATGCCACCGGTGAATCGGTCAATAGTAGATGCGTCTAATTGATTGTTAGCCACATACTGTCGACTCGCACCATTACCAAACGTATTAGAAGTAGCAATGATGATACACTCGGGGTGACGACATACTAAACCAGTAGTAGTCTCAATCTCACCGTTAGCAAGAGCAGCATTTAATACTTGACCTACTGCGGGGTCTAATGCAGTCATCTCATCAATCAAGATAACAGATGGCTTAGCATAATATTCCGCAAACTTAGTAGATTCTCGGGTAGGATACTTATAACCTACGAACTCTGTCGCAGAAGTACCAATACCACAAGAAATACATAAGTATGGAACATTAAGTTCATTTGCAACATTACGAGCCATAGTAGATTTACCACATCCTGCAGGACCTACCATCCAAATGTTTCGCATACCAGCTTCAATAATTTTCTTTAATTGATCCTCTGGATTCATTTTGGATATATCAACATATTTAGCTTCTTCAGCTAAACGTTTCTTTTCTTCCTCTAACTTCTGTTTAAGTTTTTCAAGTTCTTTACGAAGTTTATCCTGAAACTCACTAGCTTTACGCATAGTAATCCCAGAAGCAGATGTTTTGAACTTCTCTCCTTTATTGTTTGTAAGAGTATATTTAGTTCCAAAACGGGTATCTTTCTCTATGACTTTCCAGAAATCTATCGGTTTTACACGTTTATTTTTACCTTTTTCGTCTTTAATAGTAGTAATAATACTACCAAAAAACTCATCACCAACCTCCAGATCTTTTGGTTTCGTTTTAGTAGTAAGATTGTCTCCAATGCTACCGCTAGACTCAGACTCTTTACTATTCAACATCTTCTCAGATGCTTCTTTGAACATTTTTTCCCACTCAGTTTGTTTACCGTTTTCAACAAACTGTTGCATCATCTGCAGAAGTGGGTGTTCTAAGTCATCATGTCCTTTTGCATTACCACTAATCTTACCATTTTTTACTGAATATTTTAAATCTGTTAACTTTGATTCTAACTCTTGAATATCTAACATAATAAACTATTTTTTGAGGTTAATAAAAAAGGGAGAGTAACTTTTGTTACCCTCCCTCTCCAATTTAATTGGTTATATAATGTTCTACCTTTTTAGAAAGGCAAATCATCCTCACTATCGTTACTTGTTGTAACGTCAACACTTTCTAATGTACCATTTACTACTTGGAATGGATTAGCATTTTGTTTCTCGACGTCAGCTACAATAGGCTTTTCAAATAAATCAATTCCTAACTTAGTAATCATTGATTCACCAGCATCTACTGTAGACATAGGCTCGATAAACGTGTATTTCGCATACTTTGGAAGTGTGGTATAACCTTTATCATTATAGACAACTTTTACTCTTAAGGCTTTATCCTTAATGTTATCTGCAGACAAAAGTCCTACTACCCATTTAGCATACTCTTTGAAGCTTTCACCTTCAAATTGCAACTTATCCTCGTCATAAAAACACTCTAAAATCTGCTTTACACGAGAAAATTGCTTATCACACTTTAACTCAAACTCATCCTGAGTAAGCTCACCAAAACTTGTTTTCTTTCTCGGTTCCCACTCAGTGTGAGTCATAATCCTACCTTCTTTTTCGAACTTAAATTCGATAAAACTGTTATCTTGAATTGAGGTCTCATATCTAACTCCAATTAAATGGACATTATCATGAATACCTGCACTTAAAAATGCTACATCGTTTTTTACAATCTTTTTTGCTCTGCTAGAACTGTACATATACGTATATTTTAATCATTATTAGGCAAATAAATTCTATCCCAATAGGTAACTAACTTACCTTCGTTATCACTTTCAGCAATAACAATTTTCTGGCCTCTAAGATGAGGCGCTCTCGCTTCTACTATATTGTTTTCTCCGCCCTGAAACGAAATTAATGTCTGGTTTTTCTTTCTATAGACATAGCCTATAGCATCTGCTTCTCCACAGATAATATCACTAAGTCTTCCAGCAAGGTCAAGCTGCATTTCAGATAGTTCTTCACCATCCTTATTGACTAATTTATCTTTAGTATGACCTACTAAAATAAATTCTTCACACAACTCTCTAAACATATCAATAACTTTTCTAACAGCCTGTCTGATATAAAACCATCCAGCGCCATTAGGCAACATTCGAACATCTCCTCTATAGGATTTACCCATTGGAGTCTGTTGATAAAGAGTTAGAGCATAACTTAACGTTATTTCTTCTAATCTTGTTGCATTATCAATAGTTATATGCTTATAGAAGAAGCCATTACATTCTTTATTCTTTTGACGAATAGCCGCAGCAATTTCGCCTAAATCATTTACGTTTCTAGCTTGAACACAGAGAGAATCTAAGAACTCAGCTCCTCCCTCTAAGTCAATAATCAAATTTGAATCTAATTGACTTGCTATAGTAGTTTTGCCCGATTTTGGTTTACCAAACAATATTAAGAATCTTGGATTCTTTACTTTGGCTTTAACTTTTTCAGTAGGTAATACTATCATAATGAATAGATATTAACTTACTGTGATTTGATACGATATGATAAGATTTGTAAATACTGAAAATAGTAAGTATATGTTGTTTTTTAAAAATTACTCGATCACAAAAATTTCGATAATAGTAATAGATACACTAAGAATTGTTGTTTTTCTCTCCGAAGTCAAACTGTTAAAAAAGCTACGGTTTGCATTAAACGGAATAACAGTATCTCCAATCTGTACAAAATCACTAAAGAAATTAGCCGGAATACCGTTAATCAATGCCTCATAACTATCATTACCATAATAATTACGATATGCATTCATTCTATTTACAGCGTTCTTCCAAGCTTCATATACGTCAAGATCACGCTGAATCTTCTTATAGCGATAATTACTATCGAACAACGGACTCTTTTTCTTCTCTACAGCAAAAGGAAGAAGATAAAAAGGAGTCGAACTATTATATGAACTCCGACACGGAGTCTGATAATACGGAGTTAAACCCATTGCTTTATTAAACAAGCTTTGCGTATAACTACTTACAGAATTATTACCTGTTGTTGTTCCAAAGTAAGAAGAATTGTTGTTGGATTTACCAAAAGAGAATATATAATCTTTCATATCAGTCTTTTTTTAATTGTGAACTAAGTAGGGTTTAGTTCCATGCCTCTTTCAATTTCGATAATATTGTTGTGTGCTAGATCATTTTCGAAATCAAGAATTGCTAATTGTCCTTCCCTATTCTTTAGAATATGGAGATATATCTTGTTTTGTACTGGGAGTCGATGAGGTCCGTACACTGCAAAGCCTAACGTTTCTGGACGGGCGATTACAAGTACAACATCACTTCCTTGAAAGATAGCATCAGCGGAAGAAATGTCACTACGCATTGGATAATGACATGTTGGGTTATTAATTCGATCAGGAGATTCAATATTCCTGTTCATTTGTGAGAGCTGAATTATACTTGTGCAACCTACTTTTTTTGCATTTATAAAACAGTTCTGTAAATCTCTAATAATATTTAAAGCACTTTCATCACTTCTACCTCTTACTAGCAGTGTATGATCTAGCATTACTACTAGCCATTTATCTTTAGCAAGAGTGTCTTGAAAATACTGTATCGTATCCTTAATCTGATCGACTGTAGCTGCAGAATCTACATAGTAGATAGGAAATTTAGCAATCTGTTGTGCTTCTTCCTGTATCTTCTGAAATTCTTCATCACGAAGATCAAATTCAGAACTATATAATTCTGCAGTAGTCTTTCGCATTGAACTGCTTATCTTTCGACCTACTTGTCTACTTGATAACATTTCAAATGAAAAAGATAATACTATAACATTCTTATTAGGATTTAGACTAATTAAATCAGTTTCTAACATATTTGCAAATGAGGACTTACCTGATCCAGAGGCACCTACTATTGTATAGATGCAACCTTGTTCTATGCCACCATTACACAATCTATTGAATTTCTTCCACCTTGTTCTAAGTGGTTCAATTTCATGTTTTCTACGCATGTCAATATACTCTAAAGCTTCTTCTGTTACTTCAGATATATGTTTGAATGGTAGTGGTTTATATAAGTGTTGTTCCATAAGAAGTTTGTTCATTTTGTTCAACACTACATTTCATTTGCTCGTCAAGTGCTTCCCATTCACATTGGGTAAGCCATTTCCACATTGTTTTCATATAACCCATACGACCGGTCATTGTTAATTCATTTTGCTGGAATTTTAAACACTCCATCAAATGTTCGTGAGCTGCTCTACTCTTGCCTACGATAGCGTTATAACGCTTTCTACAATTGTTTTTATTGGCTCGTAAGAAACTCTTTGTACCGTCCGGTCTAATGACAACCTGTGGATATGCTTCATAGAATTCATCAAACATCGTAATTTTTCTTTCGATAAGCGATGTTAGAGTTTCAGTTGGAAGATAAACTACTGCTTTGTCTGAAACTTTTTTTTCTATGTAGCCTTGATCAATTAAATCTTGTATTTCTGTCTCGTTCACCAGACTGATAAGTGACAGGACATCTTTGATATTGGTTTGATTATTGCCTAATACAAGATTTAAAAATACTAGCTGATTAATAGTCAAATGCTCGATTTTACCGAGCAATTCTGTATCTAGTTCTAATATCATACACTTCTCCTTTCGTTAAAAGAAGTCTATGTCTTAGAGTATGATAATCTGTGATATTTTATGAAAAGTCCCATAGACTTAACTGTTGTGGCTTTAACTGATTAATAATCTTTGTAGCTTGTAGGATATAATAGTTATAGTTAATATTATAATCTTCAATAGGTTTATCTGGAGTAAATTTATTGTGTATAGTTACACCATACCCTTTCAACATACTCTGATATTCTTTAATACCATTCTCAGATTTCCATTTCCAAAGATATAAACCATCAGTACTAACATAGAATCTGTTAACCCTCTGCTGTACTTCTCCATTATATTCTACAGTCCATTGTTTTCCTGTTTTTTCTGCTTGTAGAAACTTACGAATGTCTTTACAATTCATTATAGTATCTTTCACTGGAATTCCATCTGCAAAATACTTAATAACTGCTTCTGGTATGATCTTAGGATTAAGACCTTTCCCAAGTAAGACATCAGTAATAAACATACCTTTTTTCTTAATAAGTTTACTATCTTTAGTTTCTTTGTACCCTTCTTTAATTGCAATATAATCATTAATTGCAAATTGATACATAGCTTCAAAACGTTCTTCTTCTAGTTCTAGTTTAGTTAGTTGTTCCCATCTAGTACATGCTTGTTTTACTTGTTGATATTTATCCTTCTTTAAAAGAACAAATAACCCATCTGTGTTTGCTTGTACTATTCTACATCCTAACTCGGATAGAGATTCTGCTAACATCAGTAATAGCAGTTGCCCATTAATACGGATTTGCATTACTGCAAATGGACTATAACAAAAATTATGCTCGTTTTGTAAATTACCACTTAAACCATTTAACGCAAGTTTCAAAGTTTCATTTTTCACTTTGTTCCCATTTCTTTTTGCTTCTAGTCTTTCTGTTCTAATTTGAGAATAGACTTCTAGGAACTCTGGTCCTAAATGTTTAGGATAAAACTTATATTGTATTAGCATACTTGGATATAGGGAAGCAACGTCTATATCTATAAGCATTTCATCTTCTTTAGGTATAATAATCTCAGGATCATTTACTGAATGAATACCACCTACTCCTACAGAATATCGTAGATTGTTAAATATAAATTTATACTCATAACCTTTTCTACCCGGAGAAACTACTTGTTTTTTCATTTCTTCAAGCATTTTATTTAGGATAGGAGATTTATATTTAACAAAAGGTAGTATAACATCTTTCAATGGAATTAAGTTCATTGGTGAACGTAAATTACGTATCTGCCACCAACTTTGTCCTGTTTTTTCTAGGTATTTCTGCGTGATAATTTTCATTCCAATATTCACACCATCTTTACTTAGGACTCTTACACCATATTCATCTTCAATAGCAATTCGAAGATCTATATCTTTCTTGCATCTATTTAGTAACTCAGAAGTTGACTCAACATCATTTATATTATATTGAATCATTTCATCAAATAAGGATTCTGGTAATGGTTTAGTCCAATCATATACAAATTCTTGTACATTTGGATATTGCATAGTTACTTGCATTTCTTTCAAACCTACTCGTAACTGTGTAGAATACAACATTGTTAGAATATCAAATGATTCGAACCATTGTTGATATTTCCATTCTTTCCATAACCCTTCTTCACCTTCTTTACTATTTACAATAACTTTACTAAAATTGTAAATAGAACTACAAATTCTCCAATACGGATGTAGTATAAGCTTTTCATAGTAATCTATCATATAGTTTACTATAGGATTATCATAATGAATATTATTATAACCTGCAAATATTATATCTGTGTTGAATTGATAATCTGTAGTATAAGATTGGTTCCATGATCCTTCTATGTTATTAAATTGTTTAAAAAATTTAACTAATTCTTCTAGTTGATTTTTTCTACTAGATATTTCAAATAAATGAATTTCATTAGTTTCAGTATTTTTTACAGCGCAATGAAAGATATTTTGAAATACCTCAATATCATATACTAATACTGTCTTGTTTCTAATTTTCATGGTTGTGGTTTTAATCTCGTGGAAGAGTGCAGAATCGAACTGCCCTATATTGCATCGATATAGTACCTAGTATAGTTTATCAGGCTATTACTCTTCCTTATGTGCGTCTTTCGACGCACTTTTTATGCTGCTGCAGCTGCTCTTTGAGAAGCTATGCGGCTTGTCAAGTAACCATCAATATTATAATACTTACTGTTAATTGACTCAAGAATGCAATGATCTAACGTCGGATTGTTATATACAAACGTTCCTACGTAGTCATCCTTATAGAGATCACTATACATCCTGTGATAGTGATTCATCCACTTGTGTAATGAATCCTGAGAAATGTTCATTCCTATGGGATCCAAATCTATACGTTCTTTATGTGTTTTGTCCTTAAATACATTAATACTAATGTAATAAGGATATGTTATAACCTTCTCATTAGGTTCTAACTTACGAGGAGGCACTTTCTTTTTCTTGCCGGCATACTTAGACCGTTTCTCCTCTTTCTTAGCTTTACGCTTACTTTCCGATTCGAGGAAGTGCTTAATTTGCTTCATAACTTCCTCAGTCTGTCGAGCTTTCTGATTTTCGATACGCTGTTTTCTGTTAATACGCTTATCTATCAAACGTTGCTCTCGTTTAGAACTGCTTTCAAGCGATGCTTTTGCAGATTCGTATTGCTCATCTGACATAGATTTTCCGGAATGTTTACGGAACTGATTCAGATTTTCAATCTTCTCGTTAAGGATACGCTCAAAACGTGTTTCAGCTGCCTCGTGTTTCTTTACTACAGCAAACTCACCAGCTAGTTTGCGTTTGCGATGTAATACTAAGCGCTGTTCGTTAGAGATTATTTTTACTCTATGTTCCTTGCGATTTTCCTTACGGTGTAGTTTAACTACTTCTTTGAAAGTTAAACCTTTCTCTGCAGCTTCTTTCTTAAGAGCTGCTATCTTCTCTTTGTTTGATATTGTTGTTTTCATTTCTTTAAATTTTTGATAAATTTACAATGTTAATTTGTAACGGAGTGTGTAAGAGAGATTCGAACTCTCACTTTAACAAAAATGTTATGTTCTACCATTAAACTATTACACTAATTTCTTTATGCTGCAGCCTTTGCTTTACTAAAAGACATATCGATTACTTTAGCATTCTTACGCTCAGTGTTCTCAAGCGAATGAACAGCATTGTAATCTAATAACTCTTTGTTAAGAGTATTAATCTTTATCGTAAGTGCCTCAGACAGATTCTTAACAAACCCTCGGGTCAATACCTCTGTCTTCTTCATGCGTTTCTTTCCTACTTTCTTAATTATCTCAGGATCCAGAGTAGGAACATGAGATAATTGCTTTTTAATCTCTTTAAGCTCACCTACAGCGAAGATAGTAGGATAGATTGAATCCTCTGGAAGATCATTAATGTCAGTAAATCCAAGATTTAATGCTAGAGATTGTAACTTAATCTCAATACGCTCTTTACATTTATCAAAAATACTATCTAGTAGTACTTTCATATCGTAATTACGCTTAAATCCACGGAAAACTACATTTTCCATTTTAATAATATTCCAAGTTCGAGTTATATCTGCAGATAATTTATCACGTTTTTCTATAATTTCAGTTGATGTTGTCATACGAATTGATTTTAAATGATTAATACTATTCGATTTCGCATCAACTCCCAGTGTAACTATGGGGCAACCTAATGCCCCGTAGCTTTTATGCTCGTAGAATCTTATAAAGTTCTGCTTGAGCGTTTTCAAAGTTTGATGTTAACGAATTATTAGTTTCGTCTATCTGATTAAATGATTCAAACAATTTAACCTTAGTATCGAAAATATCCGTTAAATTAAACTCTTTACCTTCAGAGACCATGTAACAAACATAAGAGTTAAATAACTCTTTAATTTGTGCACCAGTCATACCATTTGCAATAATTTCGATAGCCTCACGAGCTGTATCAGTCGTAGCATCGAACTTGTTTTCTTTCATAAAGTCGCCGAAATACAAGTTAAATACATCATATGCATATTTTCCATCCAACGCATTGATATGGAAAATCTTGTCAATTCGACCCGGACGCTTAGAGATACGTGCTTCAATTCGTTCAGGATGATTTGTTGTCATCATTACTATAGCACCGTTCTCAATATTCGGACGGTCAATACCATCTAGGAAGTTAAGAATAGCAGAATTATTACGACTACTTAACGTTGCTTCACAGTCTTCAAATACTACAATAGTACGTCGATTAATACGGCTACATTCTTGAATGTGCATTGCCATAGATTGAAAATCTGTAACGAATACTACTGGAGAATCTTTAGAATATTTTTTAGCTACGTCGTAACAAATAGAAGTTTTACCTGTACCCGGTTCACCACATAGTAAAAATTTACGTAACGGTTTCTGATTGAACTTTGAAAACATTTCAACATTGTCAAAGAAGAAGTCAACGCCTTTAATAAGTTCTTCTTTACATTGATGAATAGCTGGATTACTTTGGATATCAGTAATCTCTTTATAACGCATATAGGTTCCATATCGGCTTTCTACTGCTTGTGCTCGGTAGATACCTGACTTTGGTACGTTTGATTTTACTTCAAGTTCATCTTTTAATGCGGTTTCACACAGATAATTGTAAATATCTCGAGTATATACATACATACGTAGAACTTCGTCTTGATCTGTTGGCGATGGGCATACTACATAGTAAAATACCTTATCATCAACATAATATGCTTTTACTCCAGACATTAAATTCTTTTTATAATCATTCTCATCCATTTCAAGCTTTTTAGTACTAGCCTCTGCTTGAGTGATGTAATGATGTATAAGCGGTAGTTCCTCAGTTCCATATACTTCTGATAATACAGTTTTATCCCGTGAAGAAATCTTTTCGTAATAATCTGTAATATCTGTAGTTGTAACATAGATGAGTTCTTCTTCCTTAATGTCATAATTATTCTCTAACATTAACTTCTTAGCAATATCTTTCAGTTCATTATAATCTTTTACCATATATAAATTTTTTAGTTAATAATTTATACGGGAGAACATTTTGATAATGCGTCCAATATGTAGAAACGAGCGGTCACGTTTACATCGATGTAACATCTCTTTCTTATTCTCAGAGCTTTCCGTAACTTAGTATCCCGTTATAGATACCACATCGTGACCATTAAAGACTCTAACCTTCCTGAGTCTTTATATTTTGTTTTTAAAAGAATAAGTATATTTACTATTACTATTATACCTTCCTAATTCAAAGCAACGTATAATATCTTACTCAATTTCGTAGAATTTTAAGTCTTTACCTAAAAAGACTGGACCATTAGCTGTAAGTACAGCTACACCATCAGGATTTCGCACTTGTTTAGTAACAGCTGCTAATATTGTTTGTTCAGAAGGAACCTTCCCCTCCTTTTGGATCTCTTTATAACCGTACAAGTAAGCTGTGAGAAGAATATCTACCATCCGATTCTTATCATTTTGCTTAAGTGTAAAGTTAACGAAATCCTGATATAAGCCGTCTAATGCAAAATCATTTCTATTTTTGCCGTTTCCAGCCATGAAGTTTATCAGATGCACTACTAAATCATGGAAACTTAACTTCTTTTCACAACCTATGAAGTGATTCCACCATTCAAAGCAAGTTGCACCAATGACGAAGGAACCATCATCTTTTAGACTTCTAGTTCCGGGCTTTTTGTCGTTAAACAAAAAGGAATTGAATATATCTTCATCAGCTAGGATTCGTTCTAGATTTAATCTAGAGGATCTGCTGAGATTTTCCATCTTTAATCAATGTTAACGCTTTGAAAGTTTACAGACTGACCATATTGGGCCATGTTCAATCTGCATGAATCTTCCATAGCACGATTGGCATCAGCTAATGCCTGTGCCTGACGAGACAACGTTTCCATCATAGAGCTAATCTCCTTCCGTGACCGCTCGTTGAATGAAATCGTTAACTCAGTTGCAGTTTTGTCATCAGTAAAGAACTGAGGCAAACCGGTAGACTCGCTTGCGATTGCAGAGACTACTTCCTGAACTGTCGGTTTCTTAATAATATCACTAATGTCTTTAGCTCCTGCTAAATCAAGCTGAAGCTTAGGATCACGGTTAAACTGTACTACCATTTTACCGTCACCTACATCAACAAGCTCTGCTTGTCGGATGCGAATGCGTTCTACGCCATGTAACCAAATAGGATTTGCAAGCCGCTGCTTGCCTTCCCGCTCTTTGTTCGAATAATCTGCATCCACATTAGTCCGCTTAATCCGGATCAAGTTCATACCTAACAATGCACCTAATTGAGATGCTACTACTAAATTATAATTTACATTTGCCATTTTTAAATTCCTCCTTTTGATAAGTTAATAATTAATGAAAATTTTCTCACATCTTTCCCTATGCGTTTCGTCACGATTTATCATCATCTTATATCAGATAGGTTAAAAACCACGGTCGTGTAACATTCAAGTTATGCAAGGAAAGATGCAAATATGTTTTTACTTTAATTTATATGATAAGCAAAATAATTCCGTTCTTGATAATTCGCTATTGCGGTATACTCCTTATAAACGAGACAGGTTTATAAGTTTACTAAGTCATATCTTACTTTGGAACCGCATACTGCATTGTGACCAGAGCTAATGAAACTCATTGATGAGTATTCTAGGTTCTGATTTCAAGCTGTATCATATTCTGTAACCGCTGTTACAGAAGATCCGTAATAATCACCACGTTTTTTCTGGTTACTCAGATAAAAATAGTAAAGTAAATAAGTTAGCAAGACTATATCCTAGGGATAGAACTAGTATAGATTGACCTATCTAGATTCATATAAACTTTACTAATGATTAGAACTGTTTTATCGGGCAAGTAGTTATGTCCGGTCGTTTTTACAGAACGTTACTAAAACTGCAAGGTGATCAAAGGAATTGCCATCTTTGTCTTTGTTATTTGTAATAACTTATAGGTCTCATATAGTTATTCACTAACGCCTACCTCTTACGCTAGATATACTTATTACTAAGTACAGAGCTACCAACGTAACCTTGACTAGGATTTTGTTTATTTTACTTGGATGAAGATTGAGGACTTTCACCTCTTCTCATTTACTCTCGCTTATAAACAGGTCTATAAGTAATAGTTCACTTTCATTCACTCTTAAAGATTTACAAGCTTCAATGAGACGCTTTCTCTCGAACATATAATATTGCGTATTATACCCTGATACTACTAAGCAATCGCATTCGCCAAGTTGTGGTCGCATTCAGTTTCCCTAGCGAGGACATCCACAAATTTATTATTCGGTTGTTGAACCTACAATAGTTAGACATGTTATCCACGCTTTTGTTTAAGAGTCTCGTTAACTCTTGAGCCAGTGATAGGAATTCCTTCCCAGAGTAAACAAATACTATAAGTGGTTCATTTATACTTACAAAAGGATATTGTAAGCCGCACTATTAGTATTCCTTTACTGTTACACTATTTTATTAGTCTTGAATTTAGCTCCTTGACTATAAAAAGCCCTACTTTCATTGTATCTATTAAAGAAAGCTTCAACCAAACTTGCTCACACCTTTAGTTTCCAGAGCGGTGAGTTTCTCTTTTTATACGAACCCTATACACTTCGCCACGGTGTCTCTAGGGGTTGAGGTAGTCTTTTCGCCACTATTCTCCTGCGTATGTTCGTTTCCATGACTTATACTGACATAACTCTATACTGTTATAGTATTGAACATAAAACTCGGTCAGTTTTTATTTAAAATCGTACATGTCCTGATCCTTTAGAGCGTATCTTAAAAGACGTAGTATCACTCCTACGTAGTTAATACCCAGCACCTGAAGTACCCCCTTATAAAGACTATTTTAACTAGTTTTCTACGCTAGTGAACATCTTTATAAGCTCTTGCAAGCACAGACTTGGCATCTGCTCCGGATAACCTGTCATAAATAACAACAAAAGTCCGTTACCTCTTCCATTGTTACTATGGGCCATAGCCACTCAGCTTTTAGTATATCCTACCAGTTTCTTGATTTTAAATACCCTTTCTTCTTACACTCATCCATAACTAAGCCAAATGTTATGTTGTCTAGATCCTTATTACTATACTACAAAAATAGTAATAACTGTAGAGTGGAACACTAAAGGTAGCTATTTATTTAATGACGGTTTGGACCCGTCATGGACGCTATTCGGTCTATTAAAGTTAGGTCAAACAGATGGGACTTGTTTGCCTTTAAACTACATTTCGTCCTTACTTGAAACCGCACTTGATAGTGCCTACGGATTCTTAAGGGGATTCATTTGATCTTACTTAAGGATCTCTTTACTATGTAGTAACCCCTTGCAATATTTGTCATCGTCGCTGCTGCGCTAGATCGTGTTTTTTAGTCTTCACCAAACGGTTCTCAAGACTTATGGGCTTTGCACACTGACCCATTTTCCTATTAACTTTTCAGAAGCAAAAGAATAAACTTCATAATAGGCTATCATGCTCTTGGCTTGACGTATATATTGGAGAATATATACTATCCCTACGGCATCCTGTATTCTTTGTCTATGTAATATCATAAGTTGATCAGACTTATCGAAATAAAACATACGCTGCCTTATTGCTTTTTAAGTGTGCAGCTACAATACCACTCTCCTTCATCTTACTACGGGTAAGGAGTCGTTTGACCCGACAGCTTTTATCTTCAACTGTTATGTTATACACCATGCAAAGAATAAACATATTATAAAGAAGATAATTAAGCCTACAAATGCTAATTTATCTAATGTACTATTTTTTGCTTTCATCTCTCTACGCTTTTAGGAATCTGAACACTTGGTACGTGAAATGTAGGTACCGGTAAAGAAAATAGTACTACTTTCTCCAAATATTCAGTTTTTGTTTCATATCTTACCTCCTTTTTAATAATTGGTTTACTTGGAACCTCAATTACCTCCGTAGGATGATTTACTGTTACGTTGGCTTTGCCTATTCCGTTACTGCTTGTGACGTTTGCGGTTCCTTTATTTAAATCAATCTGTAGGCCAAACTGACCTACAGGATTGAATTTTGGAATTGTAAGCTCGGGCATTCTTTGCTCTGCTTTAGCCTCATTCGGGCTCAATTTGATGACAGTTATAATCGCTATAAACGAAAATAATGCGCACCAAAGAAAATCAGTTAACCGATTCATGATTGATTACTTTTTCGGTTTCTCTGCCTCCTTCTCATCTTTTTTCTCCTCTTGCGGAGCAGTTTTACCAGACGTTGCCTCTAATGCCTTGTTTACCTCAGCTGTATAATTCTGCTCGACAAGTTGCGCAATTTGTCCAGAAGTCTTATACAAGTTCATAATGGTAACAATTAGATTAGTGGCACGGAGGTTATAACCAGCTTCTGCTGGACTACCTAAACGTTCTGCATAGACATTCTGGAGACGTCCCATAATCTCCTTGTCTACATCCGTTGTCTTAGTAGGATACAATAAGCAGTCTTCACGCTTACCCTCTTTCAAGCCGTTCCAAGCAATGTTATTCTCTAACGGCTCGTTAGGATTGTTCTGTGCTGCTTTGTGCTTTACTATGATCTTAATGATCTCAGCTGCATCTTCGTCAGATAACTGCGGGAAGTTACGCTTAAGAGTTAAATGACTCTTAATCGGATTCTTCTGTGTAGCGGCGGACGAATAAATTTGTCCTCCAATTGCATTCAAGAACGTAGACTTAGCTGTACCAAGAATTGACAAAAGATTGTCAAATATGGTTGCATTGGATGCTGATTCCCACATAGCCTTCTCTTCCTTGTTCTCTGCAGACAGCATCTTGTACATACGTAACTTAGAGGTAGATACTAAGAAACGATTATCCTTAGACAATGTGTCACTCAGGATATAGAGAAGCGCTTTCTTAGCGTCCTCATCGCTCTTCCACAAAGCTGGATCCATAGTAGGCTTAGTGCCTCTTTGCATCTTGATCTCTTCTTTAACTGTCTCAACAGTCTCAGGAGATGCTCCTTCAAACGGAATTAGGAGCTGATCAGGCTTGTTAGGATCCGGAACAGCCTTCTCTGCCGGTAATGCAATGCCAAAGTATCCCATAGCTCGTACATAGGCTCCTAAGGCGTTAACAGGTACAGACATACCTAGTTTCTTACCGTTAATTGCCATGTTAATACCAGCTACAGCAATACAGTAACAAGTAAGGTCATCAACCATCTCGTTAGCTGCTATTACTACAGGATTCTTCGGATCTTTCCCTTTGAACCGTTCAGTAGCTACGTGAGTTAACAACACCATGTGGTTAGCGTCCATAGTACTTTCCGGAGTAAGAGAAATACTACCGAGAATAGACTGTAATTCTGCATTTTTGAATACCTCAGCCGACATCTCTGCTTGCGTAGGCATAGCTGCGTTATTAACCTCTTCTGGTTGAACTACAGCTGGTTGATCGCCTGTTGCTCCTTCTGCAGGTGCAGCAGCAGGTGCCGGATCAGGTTTCTTTTGTTCCTTTGTATCAGCTTTCGGCTGTACATCAGGTTGAGGTGCAGGCTTCTTCGGTGCCTTATCCTCTACTTTAGTTTCTACAGCAGCTTGTACTTTTACTTCCTCAGCTGCTTTTGTCTCTACTTTCGGAGCAGTAGCTCCTTTCTTTGCTTTATTCTTTGCCATTTTGATAATGTTTTAAAGATCGTGTTTAAATGTTAATTACTTGGTACGAACGTACCTAATTCTCTCGTTTGTCTGTTTTTGTTAGTGTTATCGCTATCTATGAGTCATCAAAGATAATATGTTCCATTATATAGTTTAAACTATTTAATGGTAACACGTTCATCACTGGTGCCCATGTAAGGCATTCTGATAATAATGACTCCTGACCTGTAATATCCTGTTCGGTAACTTCAGCCATTGCTATCTGGTTGAAGCATACTACATGGGCGTCAGTAGAATCTCCTGCCTTACTAATTACCTCAACATTAGCTGCTTTTGCTTTTGGCTTGCTGCTAAAGATGTAAAGGAAACCTATAGACACACATACGCTAACACTAAAACAGAACAATAGTCTCCAAACTAAATCGTTACTATGGTTGGCCTTCCCTATAACGATTGCAGCTAAGATGACTATAATTGCGATGATTGCAACTTCTGTCATGATGTGTAAGTATTTGTTAGTTATTGTTAATGTTGTCAAAAAATTCTCGCAATCTCTTCTTAGCTTTGTTTAAGTCACTTTTTACAGTTCCTATTGGCACGCCAAGCTCAGTTGCAAGTTCTTCATAACTTAAGCCTTTGAAATATCGTAATTCTAATATGTTACGATATTTAGATCTTAATTTATGTAGAGCTACTTTCAGTTGTTCAACAGTTTCCTGTTTCATAATAACTTCCTCAGGACTGAGATCGTTACTATCTAACTGAATGTAATTGTCCTCAGAATCTATATAATGATTCTGTTTCTCATTCTTAGAAGATCTTATATAATCTATTGCAGTATTAATTGCTATAGTTTTTAACCACATTTCAAATGAAATAGGATTTACATAAGATTCTAGTCTACTGAATGCTTTTGTGAAGGTAACAGATAATAAGTCATCTGCTACATCTTCATTCTTTACAATATCATAGATAATGTATCGAATAAGCTTATGATGCCGATCATAAAGCTCTGTAAAAGCATCTTGCTTACCAAGCTTAGCTTGCTGAATAAGAAGGTCTTCATCTTCTCTTTTCATAATCAAACTAACTTGTTTAGTGAATGTTAGGGGAGTCGAACCCCTAACACCTAGAAAGGACAAGGCTTAGATTCAAAACAAAAAGGTAAACCTAATATCTTCATAAGATAATAATCCTCAAAAACAGGTTTCCTAATGTCATACTGCAGACGTACATTGTCAAAGATTTCGTCAGCATAAATTCTAGGCAGTCCTAATTTGTTCAGCATAGATACGAAAATACGCATCTGAACTGCATCCGTTGCCCTTGTATTGTGTAACATGGCAAGATGAGTAAAGAGTTTCCTTTGTACAAATAATAATAAGTTCCTTACTTGGATTTTATGTTGAATCCATTTTAGTAATTCTTTATCACTATATTGTTTAGGGAATACTCCGTCTGGTCCATATGTCTGTGATATGACTGAACCAAATAAATTCCAGTCTTCTTCTACTTTAGGTAGATAAGGTAAGACTAGACGATCACTTAGATAATCACACAGATCTGTATAATTTACTGTGAGACTATGTTTCTCTTGTCTCTCCATAACTGATCAATAATTGTTTGAGCTTCACTATAGCTAATGCTAGGATTTGTTAGCATGATATCCGTAAGTAACTTTTCACGATCTAAATCACCACATAATGATAACCATTTTTTGTACTGTTTAGGTGTGTAAGGTAACTTTGGTATCTGTACTACTTCCTGCATCGGACTGATGATGTTCAAATCGATCTGTCTGAAGTTGAATTCACACGGTTTCTCAGTTAATACAGTTTTTGCTTCTGCACTGATTTCTAGTTCTCCAGTATCAATGAACTTTGTTAAGTTTAACACTCTTGCAACCTGTAGCATAGGTGCGCTTCCTATTACTACTGCTATGTACTCCTGTCCACTGATTGTTACTAAATAAGTTCCACTAGTTGTCAACGTTTTCATTTTCCTTCCTAATAAATTCGTTATACACTCTGGCAATATCCATTGCCTCTATTAGATCTTTTTTGTAAGTTTTAGCAATGATTGTTGCTATCTCCGTAACATCTTGTGCGTTTCTTAGCAATGCTAAGAACTCTTTCCTCTCTTGGGGACTTTCAAAATAAATACGTTTTCCTACCCTCATACGTTTCTGGTTTATCAAATACTTCCATTTCCTTCCATATACAGCCATCCCTAAGCATTTCATGCCATTGTGATGGTAAGTTATACGTATAATACAATGGTTTACTACTACGATTATGCTTATTATGATAGAAGTCCCACCAACCCCAGTCCTTCAATTGGATTATTCCAAATGGGTTACTAGAGTTAGAGTTGGTGCAAAGTAGTACAACACTCTTTCTACTGATGATCTTAAGATTATCAGCTTGTCTGTCTTTTACCTGTACGCCTTTCTCTTTGAGAAAATTATACATTCCAACAACATTATCTCTTACTCCGGCACATATAAATTCCTGAGTAAATGAAGATATGTTAAACATATCGTACTTTACTTTACTTGGACTCATTATCTTCTGCAAATGTAGGAATACAACCATGTGATTCTAGCATATTAGCTTCTAGACTTAAATCTATCCACCAATCTATCCCTTGAGGTTCTTCTTCGAAGTCTGCAGCGTTAATTAGTGTATTCTCTTTTAAATGCATAACTAACTCTCGACCTGTCAAAAGGTGTTCGTAACAATACTTAGCAACTGCACTTATCAGCTGATTAAGTACTCCATGATTCTCCCCAACTCTTTTCCAAGATTCAGGAAGATTCTCACTAACATAGGCTACATAGCCTGAAAAACTAACTCTTGCCATCCATACTGTTTTTATTTTTCACTACTAACCAAGTTCTATTTGAGTTGAATGGGGTTATCTCCCCAGTTCATATCCCTTTTGTACAGAGGTATCTTACAATCAACCATTAAGTTAGCATTATATAATGCTCTTGCTGTACCTTTAGGAACTTCGATGTGATAACATCCAGTAGATTTCCAATATCCCCATTCTTCTCCTAACTTATTTTTAAGTATATTTCTTTCAGGTTTGAATGGATATATATATTCATCTCCAAATGTGTCTACTGCTATATAACTCATAATATAATATTTTTTGTTATCTAGTAGGATTCGAACCTACACTACTGAATAATCAGTGTTCTACCGTTAAACTATAGATATCCCTCACTTTCGTAGTTAGCACGTGACTTTACGCAACTGCTAGTTGAGTATAGTCTGTGACAAAATTATTGCCATTTAAACACACAATGAACCTATCTTATCTCTCTAATTGCTAGTCAAATCCAAGCAGCCCCTAATGTAGGCCTTACACCTACTTGGAAGCTTTGCGGCTTTTAACCTAGGAGTGGTTTATACCCTTGCCAAGAGGAATCGAACCTCTATGCTTCTGACCGTGGAGCTGGAGGGGCAGATTCTTTTAAGTTATTAGAACATTCTATCTCCACATACGTTATAGTTATATGAAAAAAGAATGTTTATATTGTAATAATGAATTCCAAGCTGATTTACGAGAGGTAAATAGAGGAAATGCAAAATTTTGTTCACTTTCATGTGCTGCTAAATACAGAAATTTACATAGAAAGAAATACAAATGTAAATGTATTGTATGTGAACAGGAATTTGAAGCACAATCTTCCAAAGCAAAGTATTGTACAAATGCTTGTAAATTAAAAGATTATCGTAAAAGAATGAAATCTAATAATGCTATTACTAGATCGTTTTACAATTTTCTATTATTACAACCTTGTGCAATATGCGGTTGGAATAAAGCTTCTTGTGATGTTCATCATATTATACCTGTATCTAACGGTGGTAAAAATGAAATTACAAACTTAATAACTTTATGTCCTAATTGCCACAGAATGGTTCATAGGAACCTCATTTCTGAGGAGAAACTTAAAAAGTTTCGTGAATCTTGGACTATCTCTTCACCTTCTAATGAAGGGTTGGGCGCTCTAGCTGGTAATTAAGAACACTTTAGTTCTCCAGTAGTCTCTGCACTTTCATGTAGTGTACTACATGCTTAGCTCAGGATTGGCATGCAAAAATGTCATTTCTGAGCATTTTTGTTTAGCGTTCCCTGAATTCACCCAATTTAAACTCGACCATTTTAATCGAACCCTCGTCCTAACAGTGATTGATAAGCCTAATAAGACACAATACAGTTCTTATACTGTGAATACTTTCTAATTTTTAATCCTTGCTATCAAATTATAAGTAGTGAATATAAGGAGATCTCTCTCCTTATATCCTAATTTTTGGTTCCTTTAGTAGTAATAAATCATTTAATACTGAAATGAACTCCAATGCTACAATGAGCCTCATATGATCGTCATTTTCTGTCGTGTTAAACTATTATTGGCTTATAGCTCTCTACTAACTAAACCCGAAATAACTGAAGATGAGTACGTAGGACTAGCTGTCTCAACGGATCTCGTACTCTTTAGTCTTGATGCTAATTTCGCCTTCCTGCTTTTGTCTCAAAGGATCTTAAGCAATGCAAGTATATCTCTTGCGTTGTGAAATACTACTACATTCATACCTCACTACTCTTTTCGGCTTATAGCTCTTCAGAGCGGAATTGCTGATCAATAGCGGTCGAAGCTATCTCTCAAAACACTCCAGCTGCAGTCGGTAAAGATATGATTCAATTGTTTCAAGTAGCCGCTGAATTCTGCTTTCTTTTCAAGCAGTTTGTCAGATGCTTCTTTCTCAATCTTCTCATCTTCTTTTTTCCAATCCTCTGGAGTGATACCACCGGCTTTCAAGCGATTCATGTTCTCGCCTACTTTTGTCAGACGTTCTTTCTCTACTTCCTCAAACGCTCGAGCCCTCTTCAGTCTCAATTTTGAGTAACCGATCTTGTACTCAGAATTCTGTAGAGTATTGATCATCTCTTGTTTGAGATTCTCTTCTCGGCCCTTCAAGATGTCCTCATTTGCAGCTTTGATGATGTCTTCGCTTACTTTTCTACCTTCGGTGATCTCTGTGATAATGTCTTTAGATTCCATTTTCTTTTGTTTTTTGATGTTAATAATTAATTTTGATAAAGTTCTAGAATTGTATCTCTTTGCAAACTATGATTAGAGATAATTTTTCTACGGTTCATAGTTCCAGAGGTAATTGGAATGTATAAAGGACTTCTCCCTGATACTGTTCTCCTAACCATCTCGATAAGCGTATGCTCATTCCAACGTAAAACGTTGCTATGATGATGCATAACAAGTGCTAATAGAGTCACGTAGTGACCATAGATTTTTTTGCTTTTAAGATACCATTCTATAGCTGGTTCTCTAGCTAATGCTTCTCTAATTACTTGTTTTACTTTTGTTTTTTCCATATCTCAATTGTGTTAATTTCAAATAATAAGCATGCCCTCTTATTCCTATTTCTTATTCAGAGGGAACCTCTTCTCCTTCTTATAATTAATAACCTCCTGTGAGATTATCATTTGTACAAGTACACAATCCCGTAGTATGCATCTTCACATACCGTTTATGGGCTTAGGGCGTTAGGTTTAACATGCTTTAGGGGAATGACCACCATATCTTAACAATTTAAAAATTATAGATTTGAGGACTAGTAACTGGCGGTAACTAGCTATCCTCACGAAATCTCTGCGCTTTAGACTCTCTTTTATAAGGAGTCATCTTAGGCTTATGCGGAGTGTATTTCCGCATAGCCTTTGAATCCTTAGAATCTTTCTTTGTCTTGCTCATAAAGTGTTTTGCAAAATGTTGCGACATTGAAAAATAAGGAACTTTAGCCTCTTTCTTTCGAAATAAGCCCATTCCGGAGAACCCTCTTTGATCGATGCTATCGTTGTGACAACGTCATGATTTACTAAGTCTTTAGGACCATAGTAAGCACATACGAACTTTGTCGCAAAGTGCACAGGATCTGTAGGTTCACCGAATTCAACTACCAAATTGTCTGCTAATGTTGCTATTTCAGCATTAACAGGATTCACGACTCTAAATAGGTCGTTAGGTTCTAAGATAGTTAGAAATCCTCCATTTTGTTTGTACTCAGGATGAATAGCTTCTAACTTACCTAAAATGCTAGAAAATAGCACTTGAACTTCCTCTTTAGAAAGTCCCGGAGGCAATATTACAACTGCTACTCCATTAATCTTACTGTCCATTTTGATAATTTTTAGTTAAACAATTTGACGACGTCTCCGTATGTACAACTACGGAGAAGATTTTGATTGAACGATTGTTGATTAACAACAACTCATATTGTACTATGAGCAACTAATAACAAGTGTCATCGTGAAGTTTCACGTCTGCAAAATAAATATTAAAAAACTCTTACGTAAAACTTCTTAAAATCGGCTATCTAACATATTTTACGTTATAGCAGAATTGTATTGCCAGTACAATTCTTATTAACGGCATGATTTTAACGTCCGCACGATCATAATTATATAAATACGAATGTCCAAATATATTTATATGTCGTATTTAATAAATATAAATGTCTATATAATTACTTACGCCCCACATGCTTGTCATTTTCTGATGATCTAATAGTAAAAATATGCACTACCTTCACAGGCAATGCATATAAAAAGTATACTCCTGAACCAAAAAGAATTTTACTTTACTGAATCAGCTGGAGTAAGAGAGACTTCATTCCCTGGCGGTGTTTCTTCTTTTAAAACTGTTTTCACTTCAACCCTTTCAACATTCTTTGCATCAGGACCAGTTAATACAGGTTTAATTTGATTAGACACCTGAGTACTAATCCAATAGGATCTATTAGTATAATACTCGTTAACTATTGCTCTATAGTCTGCATCAGGTCCTAATTTATTTAGGATGCCTTCTACTATTACTATAGGCAACGAGAGATAAGTATCATATGCTTTAGTATCTTCTACTTCAGCACTGAACTTGTTTAGTCTCTCTTGAACTGTAGGTATTGCTACCTCAGTTTCTGTGCTAAAACCAACAGATTCCTTTACTTTCGTAAGAGGATTCTCTCCTTTTAGCCCTTGATACACAATACATAAAAGTAATAGTGTAACAATTGTGAGTAGCACTAATACTACTCCCTTCCAGACACCACCTACGGTGCCATCTCCTTTCTCACTCATTTGATTGAATGTTTAAATGTTAATAATGTTAGTTAACTCAAAGCTCCTTATCAGGAGCTTGTTTGATAAATGACAGATCTGGCTCGTCTACTAAAATAGTATACTACAAAACAGTCTTCATTAATCTCTTTAGAATAGTAACCGTAGTTTTCCATATACTTGTGATTAAGAATAATCTTTTAAAAAGACCTACTACTCAGTATACGCTGGATTGACAACTCACTTTTCATAGGTCTTTTACTAAATAGAACTTCACAGCGGTATTTAGGTAATCGTTCTTTGAAAAGTACACATTCAACTATGTTCTTATTTCCTTATAGATGTCATCTTTTGGGTTACTTTTCCATAATACTTTTCCTCCTTTTGTGTGCATTCCACACTGAAAAGGAGCGTATTTCAATAGGTCTAATTGTGCTGCTAAATCATGAACGTCATTGATTTCAGCATTAAACTTCTTTCGATGTAAATCTACATGAAGATAATATAGACCTGCATTTGTACTACTCTGGACAACGACGTCCTGATGTAGTGTCGCATATGCAAGCTTTAAAGCATCATAGCGAGTCAGTTTCAAATGTTTTGTAAGAATCTGTGCTAAAGTAAATACACTTAACCATGCATTACCTTTTTTGATAATTAATCTAATCATTGTGATATTGTTTTTAGTTAAAAAATAAGAAAGACTAAGATTCGAACTTAGTATCTTTTTACATCTACTCTATATTTTTTATTTAAGTTTCAAGAGCGGCCCTAATAGAGATCAAAAGACCTATCTAATAAAGTTCTAATTACTTTATAGGCAAGCTTATTAAATAAAATATATAATATTCGCTGTAAACTATTCTACCTTTTCTCTATGTAACCCATAGGAATTGAACTACTTTCTTACTGTAGTAATAAAATAAATTTAAAAACTTTAAATTTATAGTATTAATATTAAATTACTCCTAATCGCTCTAAATATCTCTTCAGGAGAATACTTTGCAGTTATTCTATCCATCATTGTATCAGAATATTTATTTGTAATTTTGTATTCTTCTGATACACCTTCTATCAAGATATTTGGTCTAGGGTAAATTAGGCACGGATGGTGATCCGCTTCGTGTAATCCCCATATAATATTAAGACTTCTGTTAACCTCTAATATAGGAACAGATGGTCCAAAATACTTTGGGAACCATTCGACAAATACTGGTCCATACGCTGACACAAATTCAGGATCTTTTAATGAAAAAAACATCCTATCTTTTGGACTTATTTCGTAAGGATGGTATCCGATTCTTTGTAAGAAATGAGGAAGACTTCTATCCATACTAAGAGTAGATTATGAGTTTATAGATACCTTGTAATCTCATTAAGACAATATTAATCATCCTAATTACATTTGTTTTAAAGTCTTCTAAACTAATATCCTCTTCATTTGTATTTAATAGAACTTGTATATCTATTAACAAACTTTTAGGTATTACATCATTTAGAGACTCTTTCTTTAATGAATCTCTTAAATATGCTAAATTAGTTAGAATACCAATAAAATCACTATTGACAATATTACCTTTCATAATACGGCAATCTCTGTCTATAGTATACAGATCATTTAGTATCTGTGCTCTTATCTTCTCCTTCTTTCTCTTCCGTAGTAACAGTATTATGCATACTATTACACAAGTTACGATCATCGCTTCTACAGTCATACTTTGCTCTTTGAATGAATATTGGTATAGATATTGCTAAATATAAGAGATAGATTAATGTATCCCCACATGATAATATGAGTAATACAACTAACCATATGGCCCAACCAATTCTTTCTAGAAGTTCGAGTATTATGCGCTTTGCTTGAAATTTCTTACGATTCCTTCTAAGGAACCTTTCAAGTCTAAGTATAACGCTTTGTATCTGCATAGCTCTTCGTACTCTTCTTTAGTTAATAACTTGCAGTCAGTATTATACCATACTGCTTCTTGTGCTTTTTTGACTTCTTCTTTCATAAATTTGATATTTTTATTGTTAATATTCACTGTTTTTAAAAGCTATTAGCTTCGGTAGTCATGACATTCGTTCAGTCTGACAATTTAAACCTACTAGACCCTAGAACCCGCTAACTTTATGTATTGACCAAACGCGCATGAAGTATTGTAGTTAGCTACGATGAGGTTGCTTTTACTCTAGGGAAAACTATATACGTATTTCACAATAGGTATATAGCAGCTGTGTTAAATTAAAATGGAGAATCTTAAACTCTCTATAAAACCATCAATAGATTTTTACATGTTTCTGTGGCAGGATTCGAACCTGCATTCGCCCTTAACAGGGGATTCTACCATGTGTTAGACACTTAAACTACACAGAATTACCACATACTTTTCCTCACTATTAGTATGAGATAGTAGCGAACTAATTACTTTACTCGCAATAATTAGCTGAGGAAATTATGCCAAAAGAATATTAAATTAGATAAAAAGTTGTGTATCACTTCATACACTGGATACGTACACATATCATTTATTCCTGTACTTTTTGTTAAATGTATCTACTGCTTGTTCTCTTTTAGGAAAAGTAGTTATTACTAATCTTCCTTCTTTTTCAAGAATAATAGACCATTCGAAAGCGTGCTTTCCAACTAGGATAACTTTACGTCCTAGTGCATCTTCAACTATTGCCCTAACTGTGGCATCACAATTTGATTTGTGATATTTTCTTTTTCTATTCATTACACAGTGCTGCTTTTATCATCAACAATGTTTGTTCGGCTTTTAAAAGCTTTTCATATCTTTCCTGAGTAAGGATATATACTGAACCTATCTTTGCAGTATCTATATCTTGCATATCAATTGACGTAGCTGAAATATTGCTAGGCATATTCTCTTCTTTGTCAAATATAGAAAGAGATATTACGTCTCTAAGTTCAACCTTTCTTTGATCTGCGTCTAAGGTAGATATACATACAGAATCTATCCTAATAAGAAGATCAACGAAATATTGTTGTGCATCTATAGGATTATTTAAGTTATCTACTATATGTACATAACTTCCAGAGTCTACAATAGCTTTAGCTTCTTTTAAATTAAACCCAAAGACTACTTTCAGTATTTTCACCCAATTAAGCCTACAGGTAGACTTTTTGAAATTGAATATAACTTTCATTGTATTGATTTTTTGTTTGATACTAATAAAAAGGGGTGAGCTTTCACCCACCCCTAACTCCCTAGTTACGAGCCATTAGATTATATACTATAATAGCAAGTATTATATCACACAATATGAATGCTCCATGTACTCCTGTCTTTTCAGATAGGAATGGTAGAAACACATTAGCATGAATAAACACAGCTAGAATAAAATACACAATCTTTGGCTTGTTTTCATCTTTTCCTTCCATGATGAATGTTTTTAAAAGTTAATAATATTAATTAACCCAAAACATCATATGCAGATGTTCGGGAGTTTTCGTTAAAACAGGTCTGCCGGTTACCCGGCAAATCCCTGTTATACTCTAGGCACTCTAATTCCTGCTTGTGCCCCCGGTCGTTGTGGTCGGTTACCCGGTACTACAACGTTACCTGTAGGTAGTGGATCTGATTGAGATGTCTCTAGACTCTCTGGATCTCCAGCTGATTGTGCTCCTGCAAATGCATCAGCTCCTCCTACAGTTTGTCCGATATTGTTCTCTGGTATGTCTGTATTCTCACCAACAGGTAAGATAGTACCATTCTCAATACCTCTACGCCAGCTAGATTCTAGTAGCTTTTCAGCATCTTCACCTCTTGCAGGTGTACCATCAGGTAATGTACGTATTACGACTTTGATGTCGTTAAATACGATAGGATCACCTTTAGCATTGCAAACGATTTCACCTTGCATATGGTTATTGCCATCTGTAGCCCACACTCTGTTAAATGGTTCAGGTGTTTGCATACGTATTTCCTGTAGATATATTTCTTTAGGAAATCTAGCTTCTAAGGATTCTTTCATTGCCTCTGTAATAAACATTACATAGTTGAAAGATGCAGCCCATTCATCATTTGCAGGTCTTACTTCTAGTTTGCAATACAAGTTACCTGTGTTTGCCTCTGCGAATTCGTGTCCAATAATAATACATTTCATTTGTTTGTCCTCCTTAATTGTTTGATTATTTAATTGTTTGATTGTTTATGTAAAGAGTAGGATACGCTATATATTATATGTATGCGTAAAAATAGCTATAAGCAATGTGATTAAAGGGCAGACTAAAAAAAGAGCAAACTATTCTCAAACTTAAACTCTCTTTTATCAACCACATACACATGAAATACAGCAATATCCTATACTCCTCACAATATGCTAGAAGGGAAATTTGACTTGGTGCATTGTAAGAAGGAAAATAGGCTATTAGCCTATTCCTCTTCCATTCCAAAAGCTTCACCTATTTCAGGATTATTACCAGCAGAAATACATCCATCAAACGGGTCACGTATAACAGCAACACAAGAAAGATCAATTAGTACTCTATACTTACATTTCGCCTAGGACTGGTTGTTTTTAAACATAATGTTGAAGGTTTAAAGTATATACGCCTACAACTATTAAGTTAAACAAATGATGCCTGTCTTTCCAAGCTGTCACCAAACTTATAAATCGGAATTGGTTTCCTGTACGGTTTAGCCTTAAACTTTTAAGTGCGTTACTAGTAAACCGCCGAAAAAATACAGCACTACTGGTTTAAACTACCCACCAGCAAGTACATGAAAGCATGAATACAATATACCTTCACAATCGACTAAGAGGGAAATAAACTTGGTGCATGGTAGGACAAAAAAGGAAAGAGCCGAAGCTCTTCCCCTTTAGTTTGGTAGATCACCTGTGGCTCCCTCGTACGGGTCTACGTCTACCTCTACGATAAGCCCATCACGCAGCAGATTCCTGCGTAGCTTGTCTGCCATCGCTTGTGGCTCATCCACGTACTCTCCCTTGAACTGTCTGCATACAACAGACAGACTGGTGAATACATTCTCTGAGATAGACCCGTCCTCAGACACCTTCTGATAAGGAGTAACCTCTACACGTACCTTCTGGAGTTCGATAGTCTCAGGTGCGTTAGCAGCTAGCTTGTTAGCTAGTGTTTCGCTACACCACATACGATACTTCAACTCCTCAGCAAACGGATCACCTTCTGGCTGTGCTAGGATGTTCACGTACCAGTTTCCATTCTCTGCTTGCTTCGCTTCTAGACTCATGATTGCACACTTCATAGTCGTCTCGGCTGTCTGCCCCTCAGCAGTAGTTCTACATTGCAACCGCCTTCCGTTACAACTGCTTGATTAATCACAATCAGCTGATAGATAAATTGATTTGATGCATAAGTACCGGGGGTGTTTCCTTGATGCATGATGGGGGAGGGGGTTTGTATATACTAGTTTCTACACTCAAATCTATATAATACAATATATATACTACTCTCTACACGCAAACTTATATAATACAATTTTTATTTTATAAAATTTTTATAACAATATCCCCTTATACACGTTACTATTAAAAACTTAATATTATGATATTTAAACAAGAATTAAAAGATAAAGGATTTGAAATCAGAGATGATCAGCTTTACTATGAGTTTAGTGATTTTGAGTTATTAAGAGCTAGAGTAAGTGAATGGGATTGTGCTGATGGTACCAAGGCTTTGAAAGTATCAGATCTAAGACTAATGAATCCTATGGAGGAAGGTATGGCTCATATGATGATTTCATATTCACTTTACTTTAGGGATGTTAACAAATTTTATGAATTATTAACACTTTTGGGTTATAATATAAGTTAAAAATAGTTAAATTATGTTAAAAGAATTAACAGTTAAAGAGGTAGAAACTATCTTAAGTAAGGATAATAATGTGTATGGTATACATAGTATTGGAGATCATATGTATAAAATACCAGATTTAGGGTATACAGGGCCTAAAGGAGCTACTAGATTTGTAAATGAATTAAGGCAACAAGTTAATGAATTGTCTACGAAACTCTCGTAGATATGTTAAATAATCATAAATAATGTTAAAAAATTTTGATCTTTATAAGCTACCAGTATGGGTTGTTAGGTGGTTTTTCTCTAAACAAAAAGCTAGGGAATGTGATAGAACTGTAGAAGATAATGGCTGTAAACACTGCTATTTACCATGTGTTTTTAATAAAAATCATCTATTAAGACCTAAGAAAAATCATTAATCTAGAGTAAACAGTAGAACAAAAATGAATACTGTAACGTTACTACACATACTTGTAGGTTAGTATATAGTAGTATAATAAAAAATATATACTCCTACTCTGGATATAAAATATAAATACATAATAATAGTATTATGGATGATGACTTTTACTTTTTTAATGAATTCGAGGATGCATTAGATCCTACTGATGACGACGATCAGTATAATTATTAATCAAAAGAAAGGGATCAAATATGTTTAGACAATATTTAATTGACGAGATTGAAAGGTATCAAGACAAAGAATCTTGTGAAGCATTTGAACAATGGTGTGAAGAGATGGAAGGGTTAAAAGAATCTGCATTTAAAGCAGGATTTGAGGCTGCTTTAATTTGGATTAAAGAAATAATCATGGAGCGTACTGTTGAACAAAAAGCTGAAGAACATAATAAATATTATTACAAATAATATGGGAGAACCAGAAGCTTATAAAGCCCTTGAAGAAGGGTATATTAGAGTTGATGGCAAAGTTTATAACATGGAAAAGCAGCCTCAAGGATGGTGTGATGGCTGCTGTTTCTATAACATGGAAATTTGTCCATCCATAGCAAAGAAAGTATGCTGCACAGGCGGCGTTATTTTTCATGAAAGGAAATAAAAATAGAACATTTAATACTAACAACCGTTATAGTAGAAAAATTTAAGTTTATGGCAGAGAATACAAATAATGATAGTTCGGTACAAGTAGATGAGAAGATGATCATCGATGATATTCAGAAAGCGTTAAAGTTCGAGTTTACTCGGGATATTCTGATCAAACCGTTACCAGTTGAATACGTAGAAAAAGAGATTACTGAACCTGTTGCGACAGGTAAGAAAGATAAAGATGGTGTTGATAAATATGACACTAAAACTGAAGTAAAGAAAGTACCAACAACATTTAGAAAAGGCATTGTTCTAGCAATTCCTTCAGGTTATGAATGGCAAGACAAAAATAATCATCCAGAAGTAGGTGATACAATAGCTTTCCCTGCTAAAGCAGCTGCTTATTTTGACTTGTTTAAGGATAGCCAATTAGTGAATCCATACAATGTAGTAGCTTTTATTAAGAAAAGCAAAGCTTAGTAGATTTAGTTGGATTTTTAATATAAGCCTATAGTTAATCACTATAGGCTTTTTTATTGCATAAAATATACAACAAAATTAAATAAGGTCCGTTATATAGTCATGATTCAACAAATGATAAATAATCTTTTAGGTAAATATTCAGAGTTTATTCAATTTCAACAAGATGGTACTGTTAAAGTATTCGTTCCAGAAGACCTTAATAGTCCTTCAAAAGAAGGAGCTACTGAGGTAGTTCTTACACAGAAAGAAGCTATGAATCTTATGGGTTTAGTAACCCAACCTAAGCAATATGCGATTGGAGACAGAGTAGTGCAGGAGTCAGATCCAGAGTTTGATATAAACAAATGGATTAAATTAGCACTAGTAATTATTAAAAAATAATAAGGAATATGAGAACAGAATATAAAGTAGTTAAGCCTTTTGGTTGTGCAAAGAGAGATGATATCTTTAAAACAGAAGATGGTATTGAGTATGTAATGGAGAGTACAAAAGGTAACGATAAGTATACTAATTCACGTTACATGATGATCACTGCAAACTATGTATTAGAGCTTCTTAATGGAGGTAACTTGAAAGAATGGGGTGAAGAAATTGAAGATGAAACTAATACAGATGAAGAATATATCCCGTCTAATGCAGAATTAAAATTGATTGCACTTGAAGCTTTTTTAGATGATTGTACTAAGAAGTATCAAGACAATATTCAGAAGGTTAATGAAGATTATAAAAATGGTAAAATTCAACCTTGTGTAAAAGTTGAATCTGAAACAGTAAACTATAACTTACTGAAGTTCATTAAGGCGGTTAAACAAATCTTAGATGTAGATAAGACAAATGAATAAATTAGTAAAATCTGTAAACAAAAATGATCTTGTTACAGAGTTTCTAATTTCACTTAATGGTATTCTTCGGCTTACGGACAGAGAACTAGAATTAATGGCAGAGTTCATTAGACTTGATCTTAACTATAATAAACAACCAAATGAGAACAAGAATATAGCTAATAGAGCTAATAGAAAGCATATCATAAATACCTTAGGTATTACTAAGGATAATTTAAGTAGATATATCAAGTCCTTTAAACAAAAAGGTATTCTAGTAGCAGGTCCAGCCGAAGATGAATTAAGTGTCAATAAAGCTCTAATACCAGAGATCATTGGAGACAGGGTTCAAGTAACAATTATAATTAGGATAAATGATGAGACAATTAGTAATTAAACCTGGTTCAATAATGCTGTGGAAGAGTTATGGTAAATTAAAAAGATGGTGGTATAAATTTCTTGGTAAGAATCTGCCATATAATAATGGAATCTTAATTCGTGATACACAAACTATTTTATATGGTATTAGTGAAGAACCTTTTAGTAAGGAATCTGAAGTAGTAATACTAGAACCTAGAAAACAGTACTCTAAAGTTGAAACTGCTTTTTTAAACTCTATAGTATATGCTTCATCTGATAATACAACATCAGTATTAGATAAAATAGGTATCGCAGCTAATAGTGTTAGACCTGAGACATTCGATATGTCTTCTCTTACTCTGGATAATATAATTAACAATAAGTACTATAAAGTAACTTATGGTCCAGCAAAATAAAACAAGTATCTATACAGAGTTATCACATAAATATAATATACCTTATCAAGTAGTAGAAGTAATTTGCAATCATCCTTTCAAATTTGCTCAAAATACAATTTCAGATGAGAAAGACATTAAGCCAATTATGTTTAGTTATTTATTTAAAATTAAATTAAAAAAGAAATATGTTTGCAAAGAAAGAACCAAAAAGTCCAATAGTAACATATCCTAAACAAGGTTTAGCAGAAAACAGATATACAGCAGATGGGAAAATATGGGCAGCTTCAAACTTAGTTTCTTGGGTAAAAGAGAAAAATTATCCTGTATTTAAATTACCATTAGCTGGAGTAAACCTAGATCATTTACCTTGGGAGATAAATAACTTAGATGATATAATTTGGCATAGTAAAAGGATACAAGACACAGATTTAAGTCACCCAATACTAATTGATCATTTAGGTAGAATATGTGATGGTTATCATAGAATTGTTAAAGCAATAATCGAAAATAAAACTGAAATAGATGCAATACGAATTGAAGAAATGCCAAGACCAGACGGGTATGAAGAATGATAAACTAGACGATAAGACTAGATGGGAGTTAATGCCGTTAGACTGTCTTGAGGACATTGCAAGAGTATATACAGAAGGTGCTAAGAAGTATGATGATAATACCTGGCAAAATCTAGAGAATGGTTATGAAAGATACAAAGGTGCATTGTTGAGACATTTATATGCTGCTGAAAGTGAAACTTTTGATGAAGAAACAGGATGTAGGCATCTGGCACAAGTAGCATGGAATGCTATTGCTTTACTTTGGTTAAGTAAACACTCACAATCACAAGAAGCGGATGTAGAAGCTGCACGCAAACAAAAATTGATAGATGATTTTTGGGAAGTAATGGATTCCTATGATGAAGTTATTAAAGCTGACTGCGATGCACGTTCAAGCAAAACTGAAAAGTATATGTTTACTGATAAACAAATTAATAAGGCTATCAAAAAATGTCCTCTTAAGAATATCAAAATATATTATAGAGAAATATTTAATTATGATGGTAAAGAAGAGGAAGCTAAGGAAAGAGATGGTAGATTTGTTTATACAGTAGAAGGATGGTATAATGGGGATCCAGTATTAAGATCTAACTTACTTAGATGGGAATTAATACGTTTTCTCAAAAATGCTGAAGAAGATATCTTATATGAAAGAAATAAGTATAGAAGAGAAACTGGACAAGATACTACTGAATCAACAAGTGATACTACTGTATCTGAGACAGATACTACAGGACACGAATCGTAGTCAATTTGCTGAAGATTATGCTGCAAACTTAGCAGCTCAAATGACAGAAATAATATTAGGACACAATATAGTAAGAAAATAATATGGAATTAAAATTTAAGAAATTACAAGAAGACGCAGTACTACCTAGTTATGCTAACCCTAACGATGCTGGTTTAGATTTAACAGCAATCTCCTTTACTCAGGAATTTGATAAGAGTGGTAAGTTAGTATTAGTATATCATACAGGATTATCCGTAGAGATTCCTGAAGGTCATATGGGTTTGATCTTTATGAGATCATCAGTTTCTCAGAAGTCTATGTCAATGTGTAATGCTGTAGCTGTTATAGATTGTGATTATAAAGGTGAGATTCTTCTCAAGTTTAAGATTACTACAGATGCTCTTCCTACAATTTATCAGCCTGGTGAAAAGATTGCTCAGTTAGTAGTAATGCCTTATCCGAAGATGGAGCCTGTAATTGTAGAGGAATTAGCCGGTGAAGATCGTGGTGGTGGATTTGGTTCAACTGATAAAAAATAAGAAAATGAGGATACAGAACAGGGACGAGAAAGCGGAGCAACTGAGGGAGATAATCAATCAGTACAGTAAAAACCCAGAGTATGTTAATGCATTTTATACTAAACAAGAAGCAGTAGATGCATTGAACAGACATTATAGAAATAGATACATTAAAATAAATTTAGATTAATATGAATAC